CTTGCCATTCTTGCTGCTTATGCCGTTCAAGAAGCTCTTGCCATTCTTGCTGCTTATGCTGATTTAGACGATTCTGCCGTTTCTCTTGATAATCCTCCCCGTAGAGGAACTACACAGGTTTAATCTTATTCTTTCTGTTGCTCTTTATAATATTACTGCTGCAAATAATATAGCTAATATTATTCATATTGCTAAAGCTAATTCTATTATTACTGCTAATGCTGGCAAAGAAAATCAGCACTTGTTCAATCCTCTACGGGGGGTCGGCAATAAGCTGATACATATAAGATTGCTAAATCTGCTCGATTTGCTGATTTTACTGATGCTACTAATCTTGCTAATGCAGAAATTCTTCTTTTCCGATATTCGGCTGTATTTTGCTGCTTTCGATAAACGCTCGTTGAATAGCTCTCTCGCTTTCAGACGTTCGCTGTACGCCATTTTCTTTATCGAATTGATAGTTTGTATTGTTTTAAATCAAAGTTGCTGTATCAGCCTTAGAAGTGGATTAAAACTAATTGTTAAAATATGTTTAATAAATATGGTCGTATTGCTGATTATGTTTATACTTGCAGAAACAAAAATGATATGAATAATATAACTGATAAAATTAGAGCTTATAAGCGAGATGATTATAAGACTGAATTTAAGTCTGGTTCTCGTAAAGACAAAAAGCCTACTAATCATAAAAGTAAAATGAAATTAGGCGGTGCTGGAATTGATTGTTTAACTAAATAATAGTAATCATGTTGGTACTTAACAGCAAATTAAAAACTTATTCTGTAAAACTTCCTACTGATATTAGCGAAGTTGATAATGATTATTTTGACAATCTTTTAAAGGATATTAAACTTGCTCCTAATTATTCTATTATTGCTATTTGTTATGTTGATAGATTGTTTAGTGTTGTTTCTGATTTTAAAAATAATGCTGGTTCTAAACAAGCTAATGTTATTCCTCTTATTGCTAAATTAAATGATACAGAAAACAATCTTCCTTTTAAACAAGGAGATGTTGTTATTTGTAATTCTACTGAACTTGAAATGGGAACTCATTTATCTTTGAAACAAAATACTATTAGTTTAGCTAATGTTGCTAATTATGTTATTCAAGATAAAGAACTTTATAATGATGTTATTAGTGGCAGATTCTTTAATGATGGTAAATCTTTAGGTGCTGCCGAAGCTAAAACTACTGCTCCTGATGTTATATTTGTAGAGTTTAAGATTGTTCCTAATTGTGCTATTAAAGGTTCTTATTCTCCTAAAGAGAATATTTATTGTACTATGAAAGAATATCATAAAAGTGATTTGAATTAATAATATCTTTTTTGCAATTACATAAGTCCGTTATACCGCTGATAGTGTTCATCGTAATTCTATTAGCGGTATTTTTATTTTTGTTTAAAATATAACAAATGGATTCAAAAGAAGAAAAATTAGACAATGTTCTTAAAGGTATTGATTTTGGTGCTGATTATGTTTTAGTTTATAAGGATTTGGATAATGTTCTTGATGATATTGATTTTGCTAATGATACTGAAAGACTATTGACTCAATCAATAATACGTAGTCTTGAAGAAGAAGCAAGCAAACAATTTGTTAAAGAACTTGCTGTTGACATTCCTTATATTGGTACTGCACAAAGAAATCTTCTTCGTAAGAAAGTTGTTGAAAGTTATCAAGAACTTAAAGAAGCTCGTAATACTCTTCCTATTGAAGAATATAAGAAGTTTAGAGACGAACTTATTATTCAGAAGAAAGCCGAAGTTAATGCTATTGAAGTTGAACGTCATCTAAAGAAAGCTGATAGAAATCGCAATTATAAACTTTGGGTCAAGCTTTCTCGTAAGTATGGAATTGCTTATGCTAATTGTTATTTGCAATTTCATAAACAACTTAAAGTTGTTGAGTTTGACGAAGAACTTAATAATGCTTATATAGATGCGTGGTCGTAGAGTTGATAGTCTTTTGACTATAAGTAAAACTGGAATGCCAGAAGCTCCTAATCTTATTCAATTGCTTGATAAAGACGTTAAGCTTCTTTATCTTCGTGATAAAAGTAAGAATAAGGAAATGTATATTAAAGAGGTTGGAGTTATATATTATTTAGGTGATCCTAAAGGTCCTTGCCTTAGTGCTGGTCTTAGTCGTAGTGAAGCTCTTCAAAAAGCTCGTGAAAATTTTGATTTGCCTACTACTTATACTCCCGACTTACTTGTTGAAAAATTAATCAAACGTTATCATGATAATCAAACTGGTATTGCCGGTCAAGCTGTTGAAGCTCTTCAAAAAGCTATTCATAATATTACTATTTCTACTAATATTATTAATGAGCAATTAAATGATAAACTTCAATCTGGTTTATCTGCCGAAGATGCTGGAGTTTTTATTGATTATATGGATAAGATTAATAAACGTATTACTGATTTACCTGCTCTTATTGCTTCTTTAAAAAAGGCAGAAGAAGAAGCTGCTTATGAAGAAGAAACTCGAACTGCTCGTGGTGGTATGAAAGTTACAAGTAGTATGATTGAAGAAGATTTTTAAAATTATATTATGAATATAGAAAATAGATATAGTCAAGTTCGTCTTATATTTGAAGAAGCTGCTCATAAATATCATGATACTCTTGGTAACGAATATGTTTCTACTACTACTCTTTTACACGAGTTAGCTCCTAAATTTGATAAGAAATATTGGTTACATAAGAAAGCTGTTCAACTTGGTATTACTGAAAAAGAATTAGAAGAACAATGGAATACTATTACTAAAGAAGCTTGTGAACGTGGTACTAATGTTCATAACGGTCTTGAAGATGGTATTAAAGGTAGTAGTAAATTTAAGCAAGCTATTCAATATCTTAATACTGATGAAGATGGCGGCGAAATGATTACTGTTGCTGATTTGAATACAATTAATGCTAATTATAAACTTCTTGATATTAAACAATTTAAAGAAGCTACTGATAATAAATACGATAATCTTTATGAAGTTTTTGAAAAATATACTAATCATGGTTATAAGATTTATGCCGAAATTGGAATGTTCTTAATAGATTATCTTATTAGTGGAACTATTGATGTTCTTCTTGTTAACGAATGGGAGAATAAGGCTGTTATTGGTGATTGGAAGACAAATCGCTCCGGACTTCGTTTCACTGCTGGATACTATCGTAAAGATAAGAAACAACATCCTGCTCAACTTACAAGCGATTGGGTTGAAAAGAAAGAGTTTCTTCTTCCTCCTGTTCAGCATCTTCCTCATTGTAATGGAAGCATTTATAATCTTCAACTTTCTATGTATGGTAAAGCTGTTAATTTAATTACTGGTCTTGTTATTAAAGGTTGTTGGCTTGCTCATATTGATTGTGATTTTGAACTTAATGAATATGGTATGCCAAAACGTTTTGAAGATGGTCTTTATCATATTAAAGAAAATCCGGTTGAAAAGATTACTTTTTATAATCTTCCTTATAGAGAACAAGAAATAGATGCTATTCTTACTGATAGAAAATTAAAACTTAAAGCTCAAGATGTTAAACGTAATTTTACTTTAGGATTATGAAAAATATAATTATTGGATGTATAGCTGGTATTATTGTTGGAAGCATTTGTGGTTTTGCTGTTTGCGATAATAATGTTGAAGCTGAACGTGTTTATATCCCTTACGGGGGGTCGGATACTGCTTGTGTTTCTGAATTAGCTGCTACAAAAGAATTACTTCTTCGTACTCAAGATAGTCTAAATTCTTATAAAGCTGATACTACTATTAATGGTGAATTATTTGTTGCTAAATATAAACTTGAACGTATTAGATATTATAATAATATTGCTGCTAAAGGTAACAATATTAAATATCTTAGAGGTTGGATTAATCGCGTTCTTAATGAATAAAATACTATGATTGAATTACGCAATAATGGACATATAAGAGTAGTTGTAGAAGAGTATATTGATTATCTTGAAGATGATAATTATCGTTATAAAGTTGTTAGACTTCAAGTTCATACTTCTTTTCTTGGTTTCAAATATTGGACTAATGTTTATACTTATTCTACTGATGATTTAAGTGATGATTATATTGAACGCGAAGTTATTGATATTTATAATAAAATTGTTTACCCTAATAAATACTTTATAACTAATGCCAACAATACTTAATGTACCTGCCGTTAGAGTAGCGAAGATAAGTATCTATGACGAAAATGATAAAGTTATTTATAGAAGTGTTTGGGAAGCCGCTACCGCTAATAATATAAAGAAACAAGCTATTAGCCGTTGTTGTAAAAATAACGCTAAAACTGGCAAACTTCGTTATAGATTACAAGATTATTATTTTGTTTATGTAGATAAATAATTATATATTATGGCTGATTTTCGTTTAGCATATAAAAAGATTGAAGCTGCCGAGGGCGGCTATGTTAATGACCCAGACGATAAAGGTGGCGAAACCTATAAAGGTATTTCTCGTAAAGCTAATCCTGATTGGAACGGTTGGATAAGTATTGACCAAATTAAAAAAGCTCATCCTACTACTTTTAAAAATATTCTTAAAAGAACTCCTGAATTAGAAAAGAAAGTTCAAGACTTATATAAAGATAAATATTGGGATTGTTTTGAACTTGATGATGTTCCTAATCAAATGGTTGCTGAACAGATGTTTGATACTGCTGTTAATTGCGGACAAGTTGCTGCTATTAAATTTGCTCAAAGAGTTCTTGATTTAAGAGAAACTGGAGTTTGGTCTTTAGATTTGCTTAATAAGCTTGTTGCTATTAATGGTTAATTAAAATAACAGAATCATGAAGAAGTTACTAATAGTCGTATTAATTATAGCGTTAATTAATTTATTTATAACAATAATAATTTTAAATAAGTCGGAGTATAGAAGAAATACGAATCTAACAAATGTGTTCCCCGATACAACTGTTACTAATGTTCGGATTGATTCTGTTACTTATGACATAAAAAGAATTGATAGTACAATTATTAAGTATAATGAATATGAAAAAGACATCGAAAATAAAGTTCTTAGTCTTGATGATAGTGCTACTGTTGTCTTGTTCTATGAACTTATTCGCACTTCCTCTACGGGGGGTCGGAGATAGTATTAAAATTGCTATTGATGATTTAAGAATGGCTAATGTTCTTATTGCTAAATCTTATACTAAAGATACAATTATTCAACTTAAAGATAGTCTTATTGAAAAACAAAATATAAAGATTAATTATTTAAGTAATAGTTATGAAGAAATGAAGCGTTATGCTTCTGCTTCTGAACTTGCAAGAAACAGATTAGAAGATAATCTTAATAAGTCTAAGAAAAAGACTAAGATTATTACAGGTGTAGCTGGTGCTTTTGCATCGGCTTTTCTTGTATTATTACTTGTCAAATGAAATAGTAGTTATGGAAGAAAGGTATCCTTTTGCTGAATTTCTTATTGAAGATAAAACTCGTTATCCTCTTGCTTCTGAAAAGGGATATTATGACCCTTATAATCATTTTAGAATTGGTGATAGCGGCGGCTTTATAATGAACATTCGTCCTGGTAAATTTATTAATACTTATTTATTTACTGAGATGGCTGATTATTTTGAAGCTAACGGTAATAAATATACTAATTTTAAAGAAGATAGTTTGCCTTATCGTCAACTTCGTAAACGCGAAGCTATGCGTAGACGAGACGGTTATTCTGCTCCTTGTTGGCAAAATCCTGATGGCACTATTGAGAATGTTCATATTAGCGGAGACTATTATAACTTTCTTAATTATACTCGAATGGAACGTACTGATGATGATAGTGTCAAAAGCACAGGAATTGGTTCTACTGGTGAAAAAGTTTTTGCTTTTCCTAAATTTATTGATGCTCAATATTGGACACATAATATTTATGAATTTGCTAAGAACAACGGTTTTCATTTAATTATTGTTAAGACTCGTCGTGGTGGTTTTTCTTATATGAACGCTGCTCGTGCTGCTAATGCTGTAAATCTACGAAAACATAAAGTTTTTATCAATGTTGCTGCTGATAATAAATACTTGACTAAGAAAGGAGGTCTTACTGATTTTGCAGTTAATACTCTTCGATTCTATGAAGAAAAGACTATGTTTAAACGCGGTATTTATAGTAGTAATGTTGAAGATTTTCGTCTTGGATTTCGTCTTCCTAATGGAGTTGAATCTGAAGATAGTTGGCAAAGTTCTTTAATATCTGTATCAGCTAATAATAATCCCGACTGTGCTATTGGTAAAGATGCTATTGGTGTTAATGTAGAAGAGCTTTCTACAATGCAGAATTTTAACGAGTTTATGACTGTAACTGAACCTGCTATGACGGTCGGTGATATTACTACCGGTACGCTTGTTGCTTGGGGAACTGCTACTGCTGCTAATATGCAAGTCTTTGAAGAAAACTTTTATGCTCCAGGTGAATTTAATTTTATGCCATTTGAAAACGTTTGGGATAAAGATGCTCGTAATGAAATTTGTGGTTTCTTTAAATCTTATGCTTGGGGACTTGAGGGTTCTATTGATGGAATTAAAGCTATTGATGAATACGGAAATAGTAATATAGATTTAGGTATTAAAATCGCTATGCGTTCTCGTGAAGCAATGAAAGAAAAAACTAAAACTTTTGCTAAGTTTATTAATTATTGCGGTCAACGTGCTTTGTTTCCTGCTGAAAGTTTTAGTAGTGCTACTGAAAATATTTTCGTTAGTGAAGCGTTTATCGCTTATGAAAATAAACTTCGTGTTGATAGCGACTATCATTTTTATGTTGATGGGATGCTTTTTAAAGAGGGCAATACTGTTGTATTTAAATCTAACAAACGTATTAAGCAAGAAAATCCTAATGCTAAAGTTTATGATTGGATACAAGGAGTACCCCGTAAAGGAAATGAGCAACCTGATGGTTGTGTTCGTATTTGGTATCATCCTCAATATGATATTCGATATGAAAATGATAGAGAAATAAAAGAAATTCCCGAGGGTACTTATTGTGCTACTTATGACCCTGTTGGTATAGATAAAGAAAAAAAAGAAATTACTAATAGACATTCTCATAATAGTATTCATGTTTGGGAAATGCCGTCTGCTCGTAATGGATATAAGTTTAAATGTTGTGCTTCTTATTATGGTCGTAAAGATAAACTTGAAGAAGTTGATTTAATATTTCTTTATCTTTGTATTTATTATAATTGTATTGGAACTGGTATAGTCGAAGTCAATCGTGGCGAAACTGTTTCTAATTTTACTAAATGGAAAGCTCTTCGTTATCTTGCACATGAGCCTTTGTTTGTTTGGGATACAACTATTAAAGGTAAAGTTAGTTCTACTTATGGATATGTTATTACTGATGGTGTTAAGAAACTTAATGCTCTTCGTTTGCTAAAAGAATTTCTTTATACAGTTATCGGTAAAGATGAACAAGGTAATGATGTTTATAACTTTCATAGAATATTAGATTATCAAGCTATACTTGAACTTAAAAAATGGAATGATGAGGGAAACTTTGACCGTGTTTCCGAAATGCTTCTTCTTGGTATTTATTGTAAGTCTCTTGATATTAAAGGTAAACTTGAACTTAGCAAAAGACAAAAATTAGAAGAAAGTAGTAGTGCCGCTAATAACTTTTTTAAACGCAAATGGTATTAAAAATATGACTGGAGAACAATCATTAAGTACATATCTTTTTATATTTGGTAATATAGCTTTTAGATTTGAGCTTCTCGATAATAAAGAATATGTTTATAATATGATTACTTATAACGATAATAATTAATAATATGTATTTTCCTACTGATTTAAATTTTCCTAAGCAAAGAGTTAGTGCTGCGGAAAGAAACAAGCCGGAGTTTTATGCCAACAGTTGTGATTGGATTATTGGTCAAGCATTAAGTATTGCTCAAACTGATGATATTGAAAAGAAATATCATTTTCTAAAAGGTAATATTGATGCCGAATATTATAAGAAGATTCTAAATCCTTATAATGCTACTAATAAAGACTATCAACGATTTCCTGCAACTATGCGTAATTATGATATGGTTGGCGGTGTTGTTCGTAGATATGTTGGTGAATATATTCAGAATCCTCATGATTTTATTGTAGGTGCTAATAATCCAGAAGTAGTTCTTGCTCGCGATGCTAAACTTCGTCAAGAACTTATGGTTATTGTTCAACAGAAAATTGCTGAAAGAATTAAACAGAATTATGAACAATTTGTTCAACAAGGTGGACAACCTGAACAATTCAATCCTCAAGATAATTTTGATGTTGAGGCTTTTATAAAAGAATTTAATGAAAATTATATTGATGATATAACCGCACAAGGTCAAGATATTCTTAATGTTATTGACGACTTGACTGATGCTGCTGCTTTATATGCTCGTGCTTATTTTGAATGGGTTGCTTTCGGTCGTGTGTTTACATATACAGAAATTCAAGGAAATAAAATAGTTAAACGAGTTGTTTCTAATCGTGATGCTTTTCCTATTCCTAATGATAATATTCTTGTTGAAGATTTTGATGCTTTTTGTGAAAGACGAATGATGACTTTTCAGCATATAATGGATGAGTATTACGATATTCTTGATGATAATGATAAGAAGTTTCTTGATACTTATTATATTAGCGGTAAAATGACAAGTCAAGATGATAGAGGATTATTGCAATGGGAAAGTTTCAAGAAGTCGTATCCCGATATGTGTAATAAATTCACTGCCAATGAACGAGAGTTTTTTGAACGTCAACCGATAATGGCTCGTGAATATAATAATAATCTTATTGAAGTTTGGCATGTTGTTTGGCGTGGAGAAGTTAAGAAAGGTATTCTTACTTATCAACAAAATGGTATTATTGGAGAAACTATTGTAGACGAAGATTATGTTCTTAATCCCGATAATGGTGACATTGATATTGAGTGGATTTGGGAATCACAAGTTTTTGAATGCGATAGAATAGGTGGAAGAAATAATGCTATTTATCCTTATAAGTGTAGACCTATTGCTTATAATAGAAATGGTAAACTTCCTTATAATGGTTTAATAGAATTGATGCCTGGTCTTGGTCGTTTTAGTATTATTGATTTAATAATGCCTTATCAAATCTTTGGTAATATAATTGCTTATCATAGAGAAATGGCTCTTGCTAAGAATAAACTTAATGTTCTTCTGATTGCTAAATCTCTTTTAGGTAGTGTTCCCGAAGAAACTATTTATAGAATGGCTGCTGATGGCGTTCTTTATATAGACGATGAAGATGACCAGGGGATGTTAAGAGCACAACAAGTTCGTATGCTTAATAGTGATACTTCTGATTATATTGCTCAACTTACAGAACTTATTAATGCTAATGAACAGGCTGCTAATCTTAAAGTTGATATGACTCCTCAACGTTATGGCGAAATTGCTAATAGTGCTGGTAAAGGAGTTACCGAACAAGCTATCATTCGCGGTTCTATGGGAAGTGTTATAGTTGAGTTTATGTTTGATTATATGCGAGAACATGATTATGCTCGTGATATGGATTATTCTAAACTCGCTTGGATTGACGGTTTAAGAACTTCCTATAAGACTAAAAATGACGCTTCTATAAAATATTTCAGTCTTGATGTCGATAAACATATTTATGCCGATTATGTTATTAAAGCTAAACTTTCTGCAAAAGAACGTGATAAACTTAATCAGTATAAACAATTTGCTTTTAGTGCTGCACAGAATGGCGATGCCGGAATGGCTGCTGTTGCAATTGAGGGCGATAATACTGCCGAAATAAAGAAAGGTATTCTTAAGTTTCAAGAGATTAATCGCCAGCATGAAGAAAATATGAAACAACTTGATGCTCAAAATGCTCAAATGCTTCAACAATATGAACTTGATAAGATTGCTGCGAAAGGGCAACAAGATAGAGAAACACTTGCTCTTGAAAAATATCTTGATGGACAAATTGAGGAAATGAAAGCTGCTCTATCCTCTACGGGGGGTCTCAATAATGAAACAGTTAATACTGCTGCTGCGGATGCTGCTAAGACTGCGATTGAAAGAGAAAAAATAGCTGTTGAAAGAGAAAAAGTTGGTGCTCAAATTCAAGCCAATAATCAGAAATTTGCTTCTGATATTTATAAGGCTGATATGAGTTATAAAGTTGCTAAACAAAATAAAAATAAATTCGATAAAAAATAAACTTGTATTATAAATACTTGTATTTGTGCTTTGTAAATTTCTTTAGCCGTTGCCGCTCGTGAGAGTAGTAGCGGCTTTTTTATTGTTGCTATTATTGATGATTGCGATTTACAGTATTTGTAAATATGTTTTACTATTCGACTTATTTTAAGCCTCTGTGCAAGACGTTGATACACCCCGTAGAGGATTAATCAATTCATCATAAATCGTTCAAATTTCGTCAAGTCTGTAAGCGACAAGGGTATTTGCTGATGTTGGCAAGGCGGTAGAAATAAGCAAACGAAGTCGAGCAAGTACTAATAATGCTGGATATAATGCTGTTAGTGCTTATACATTTGTCTTGAAATAACAAAGTAATAATAACCATATAAAACTATTAAAATTATGCCTACATTAGATTTTGGTTTTAATGCTAATCCTACTGATAGTGGGACTGAACCTGTTACAGATTTAGATACTGGCGTTACTGGTACTGTTGGTTCTGACGGTAATATTATTCCGCCTATTGATGAACCGAACGATAATGACCGAAAAGATAACGATAAAACAGATAGTGATGGTAAAAAAGATGATGTTGATAAAACTATTACTGATACAGATAACAATAATGGAAATCAAGTCGATAGTGATGATTTAGCTGTTGAACCTGGTTCTGTTGTTACTATCGGAGAAGATACTTATACTGTTGATGCTGAGGGAAATCTTGTTGATAAAAACAATAAAGTTTTCAAAGAAGCTAAAGATGTTAAAGACTTTCTTAAACAGTTTGAAGTTGACGATACTGATGATACAGAAAATGTAATTGATGTTGCTAAGATTATCGAGAAAGTTGGTTTTGAAGTTACCGACGAAAACGATAAACCTATTACTTTTGAAAATACTCCCGATGGAGTTGCTTCATATATTAATGAAGTTCTTGATGCTAAACGCACCGAATACGCTCAAGCTGGTGTTCAGCAACTTATTGATAAGTTTCCTATTGTAAGCGATTTCCTTAATTATTATGTTGCTAACGGAAATAGTTATGAGGGATTCGGTCAAGTTCGAGATAGAAGTACAATTACTATTGACGAAAATAATACTGCACAACAAGAAGCGATAGTTCGCGAAGCCTTTAAAGAAAGTGGCAAGGTCGGAAGCATTGATGATTATATTTCTTTCCTCAAGAGTACTAATCGTCTTTTAGATGCCGCTAAACAAGACCTTGCTACTCTTCAAGAAAACGATAAGAGAATTAAAGCTGAACAAGCTGAAATTGCTCAACGTAAAATTGAAGAAGATAAAAAAGCTGAAATTGCTTATTGGAGTAAAGTTAAATCTACTATTGATAAGAAAGAGATTGCTGGTTATAAAATTCCTGAAACTATTCTTATTAATAAAAACGGCAAACAAAGTGCTGCAACCGCTGATGATTTCTTTAATTATCTATATCAAGTAGATGATAAAGGATTTAGCCGTTATGAAAGAGAATTAATGGAAACTCCAGAAGAAGAACAACTTCAAAATGATTTGCTTCGTGCTTATCTTAAATTTACTGGCGGAAATTATAGTAATCTTATAGACCTTGCGATTGCATCTGAAAAGACTAAGACGCTTCGTCTTAAAGCTGCTGAACAAAGACGCAAAAGTTCTATTAAAATTACTAAACCTACCGCAAACAAGAAAATTGGCGATAATATTGCTGATGCTCTTGGTTATGTATAACTTAATTAAAACTGTTGATTATGTACACAATGCGAGTTTTGTCAACGGGTCGTTATGATGATAGAGGTTATTCTAATGAAGAAAGTATTGCTAATCTTCAACTCACTAAACCTGTTGAAATTAATGCGTTTCTTACTTACAACTATGGTATGGACGACGACCGTTTTCCTCTTACCTTTATGACTGAGGGTCAAGGTAGCCGCGGTGTTAAGTCTGTTAAAACTGTTCAGTGGACTTGGAAGACTATGGGTCGTATGAAGTTTACTGATTATGTAACTTATTTCAATACTGCTAATACTAAGCCTGGTCTTGGTGGTGCAGAATTTGAAGTTCATTTTGCTACTCATTGGTTTATCGAACAATATGGTTTGATTTGTCCGGATGGTACTCTGCTTCGTATTCAGAAAGATTTAGGTGAAAGTGCTTACGGTTATGCTTATTTGCTTGCTCCTGTTAACGCTTCTCCTACTGCTTTCGTTGACCCGAAGAACTTTGCTAAAGGAACTTATTTGAGCATGTCCGCTCCTACTGTTTCTGAATCTTATTCTAAGGGTAATAGAAGTAATACTATGGGTCCTGGTTCTATGACTTCTCAACTTGAGTTTTTCCGTTATAGTAAAGAGGTTGCCGGTAATATTTCTAATGTTGTTACTGAATATGAATTTCAGCAAGGTAATGGCGGTGGTACTACTCGTCTTTGGATTTCAGAAGAAATGCGCCAATTCAATTTGACAATGCGCGTAATGAATGAAGAACGTCTGTGGTTGTCTACTTATAATAGACTTCCCGATGGTACTATTCGTTTGAAAGATAGAGATAATGGTAAACCAATTCCTCGTACTGCCGGTATGTTGGAAATTTGTCGTGAAAGTAACTACGATACTTACGGTGAATATCTTACTCTTAACAAACTCGAAAGAACTGTTGGTGATGTTCTGAATAAAGATACTGATGATGGTACAATGAATATTGTGCTTATGGGAGGTAAAGGATTTATTCAAGACTTCCAATATGCTATCGAGAATGATGCTATGAGTAAAGGTTTCATTACTCCTCTTGGCGAAAAGAAAATTATGGATAATGGTAGCGGTCTTGCTTATGGTAAGTATTTCAATAAATATACTACTGTTGACGGACATACTATTACTGTTAAACATTGCTCATTCTTCGATAAAGGTACTATTGCCGAAGCTGCAAAACAGAATGGACAAATTCATCCTCGTAGCGGTTTGCCTATTACTTCTCATCAAGCTTGCTTTATTGATTTCTCTTCTTATAAAGGCGAAAATAACGTTCGTATTGTTCGTCAAGAGGGACAAGAATATATTGCTAAGGTTATTGAGGGTATGACTCCGATACCTAAGGAATGGGGTGTTTCTACTACTAATCGTGCTTCTACCGAAATTGATATGTCTCGTTATGAGATTAAGGGAAGTATGGGTCTGCAAGTAAACAACACTACGAAGATGTTCTTGCTGAAATGCGTATTGTAATAACTAATTAAATTAAAAAGATTATGCCTACAATTGGAACTGCTGCTGCTGAAAATAAAGAACAGGAAATTAATAAACCTGATGCTGCTGTTGAAACAGCTAATAACCAAAATGGAGAAACTTCTCAAACTCTTAGAGAAAAAAGAGATGAAGATTTAAACGAACCTTATTTTGAAGATAGATATATTGTTATTGCTTTGGTTTCTTCTTTCTCTCTTTACCGTAAAGCTAATGATAAATCTCTTGAAGAACGGAATGAATTTATTGGTAGTTCTGTTCGTAGTTCAAGAACTCTTGCTTCTAATAAAGGTGAAGTTGAAGCTTATTTTCCTAATCTGATTGGCGTTTCTCCTACTAACGAAAATTTCGTTAGACGTGTTAAGGAATATCTTAATAATATTCAGGTAAAAGTTGATAAACTTGGCAAGAGACTTAATATTAGTTTTCATTATCATCACATTAAAGATTATTACAGATTTAAAAACGCAGAAGAAGCTATTGATGCTGAATTTGCTGCTGTAAATCGTGGCGATAGTACCGCTCTTGACAAAGCAATTGAAAATCGAATTATTAAACTTAATGCTCTTGAATCAGAGAAATACAGATACGGTTATCCCGATAATGTAGCTGATTATCTTCTTTATCGTCATTGTTTGTTATATAGTGATGTTGCTAAAGATACCGCAATCATTAATAACAAACCTAATATTAGATTCTATTTTAGAGACGAACAGAAAGAGAAAGAACTTGAAGCTAAGAAACGTCTTGAAGTTAATAATGCTAAACGTAACTTCGTTAATATTACAGCTAATGATAAACTGTTTGACGATGTTTATGCTGCGTATTGTATATTTACTAACAGACCGCTTATTCCTTCTCTTGCAGAAGATAGAGTTCTTAAGGAAAACAATCTTGATTACTTTGCAAGTCAAGAACCTGCTCGTTTTAACAAAATGTGTACGGATAGAGATATAAGCCTTAAAGCTATGATTGAAAAACTTATAGCTTATGGTATTCTTATTCGCCATCCGCATTCACAGAATATTGTTAGTGGCGCTGGTGATTTTATCGGAGCTAATATGAAAGAAGCTCTTGCTTGGTTTAAAAATCCTGATAACGCTACTATGCGTACAGCTTATGAAAATCAATTAAAACTTGCTTAACATTATGGATATAGTACAAATGCACATCACGTTCAGAGAGTTGGCTCAAAGAATGGGTCTGCATACTGTTCGTGCTATTTTTCCGGAAGATGTTGACATTTGTCTTAACTTTGCTATTATAGCCAAAACTAAAAGTATTATTGCTGAAAATGCTCAAAGCGCTAATGATTTGATAATTAAAGCTAATGCTGATATTTCACAATTAAACGCTTTGCGCAATTTAGCACGAAAGAAAGAAGTTGTTGTATCCCATAAAGGGCGTATAAATGATATTCCTTTTGTTGCTAATATCAGTAATGATGATGTTATGTTTTACACTCGATTTGCAATTGGTTATAGTGGTGAAAACGTTCTTTACGATTGTCGTATTATTGAAGCTGAATATCTTTATAGAACACTTCAAGATTATTGCAATCGTCCTACAAAACAGCATCCTATTTGTGTTGCTGTAAATATTGATGGAGCTAATAAAGTTGAAATATATAATGGCAAATCTTTAATTTCTCCTGATAGGCTTATTTATAATTATATTAAGATGCCGAATAAAGTTAAACTTGATGAGGAACATTCAGAAAATAATATAGATTGTGATATGCCTGATTATCTTATTCAAGAAATAATTGAAACTGCTGTTCAATATTATAAACAAACATTTGCTCTTCCTAATGTTCAAAAATAAAATTTAATAAACTTATAAACTATGAGAACTTTTCTTTTAGGTTCTAAGGTAGATTTAGGTACTGATCTTGAACAACTTACTGCTGGTCAATTCGCTTTTTCCGCTTTAGTTGATGGTGTTCAAACTGTTGACTCCGATGGTAGTAAAATTAAAGATAAAGGATATATCTATCTTGGAAAAGAAGATAACAAAGGTGGTGATGTAATTGTTCCTATTTATAAGAACAATTTTAGTTTTGTTAAAATGGCTTATCAAACATCTACCGCTTATACAGGTAATTTTACAATTGTAGACCCTGTTGTAGGTGACGATTTAACTGTTGTAATAGTTAAGAAAGGCGTTCAGTTTAATGAACGTAATAAATGGACTGCTACAATGCGAGTTAAAGACGGACAAGATGCTACCGCTTGTGCTAAAGAATTAGTTGCACAACTTAACAATAATCCCGCTTCCGGTATTACTGCAAAAAATGATGCTGGTAAAATAACTATCACTGCTGCAAATGAAGGCGAAGATTACAAGATAGCTCTTGGTGATGATTTGTTTGGATTAGCAGTTGCAGAAACTCCTGCTACTGTAGCTTTGGCTGATGCTAAATATATTAAAGATTTGGCTACTAAAGCTGCTGCTGATGCTGGTATTGAATATACTTATCAAGATCCTGCAACTTTAATCTATCCTGATTATCCTCTTAATCCGCTTGCACAACCTGATAGTGCTGATGCAGGTTATACCGTATTTACGCTTAAATTTGCTGAGCCACGGGAAATGAAAACTGTTGACCAAACCATTAATCAGATTGTTCAGATTGCTTTGCCTACTGGCGCTGCTGCAATCGCTAAAATCGAAGCTATACTTAAAGCTATCGCTGGTATCGCTTAATTTAGTTAACATATCTGTATAATATGGAGAGCCACTATTACTGTATCAAATTACAGTGATAGTGGCTTTCATTGTTTTTGGCGAAATGGAAGAATTTAAAATGTTTAATAGTGTAATTGAAAATACTGTTCGTAATACTTCTTATGTTACTGTAATTATTTCGAGTATAGTATTTATTAGTTATACTATTATTATAAAATTAATAGACTATTTTAGACATAAAGATGATAAAAAATCTCTTGTCGAAATGGGTCTTGCTGTTAAAGAAGTTAGTAATAATGTTGCTAAACTTAATGCTATATTAGATAATCTTTTTCAAGACATTACTAAAAAGAATTTGGAAAAAGGTAAAATTATTATAGAACTTACATTTTTTAATTTTCAATATAAAATTGTTAATCTTTGTCGTAATATTATTATAAATAATAATATTGATGTAAATAAAGAATTTGTTGTAGCAAGTATTACTAAAACTGTTAATACAGAATTTTATCGTGCTTATCATAATCTTTCATTATATGAAATAAAAAATATTCCTCTTAGTAAATTTCTTAAAGAAGATTGGAAAGACGATTGTATTAAAGACGTGCTTGCTATTGTATATAATGGTCAAGAAGATAAACTTCGTATTTCGCAAATTAATAACAATCTTGGTATTAAAATTGATGATTGGATAGTTTATATAAACAATAAATATAGTAAGTATGAATGAGGATAAACGACTTAAACGTATCGGGGATAAACTTCGTAATAATATAAATACTGTTATTTGTAAAGAATTAGATAAAATAAATATTGGATTTGTTTCTACTAATCTTTTTGGAAGTTCTTATTTTTACGATATTATACGAAGTTGTATTGATTATGATATTCTTCTTACGGATAAAGAAAAAGAAAAAATAGATGTAATATTTAATACTTCTGAATATGGACGATACTGTTTTACATAATATGAAAATTCCTATTGATTGGGTTTGTTCTTATAGACAAATCCAATTTTTGCTTATGGAATATGGTGTGTCTGCCATTGCTGGTTGTGATAATGTTTGTAATAATAGAAATAAAAATATTATTCAATTATGGAATTTATTTAAAAATGCTGTTTATGTATATAATACTAATGATATAGAACAAGCAACTCGTATATATAATTTTATAGTTGATAATCTTAAAAGTTATGAAGATATAAATGTAGGTTCGTCTAAAATTGTTGTTGAGGATAGCGAAGTTGAAATAATTTGTACAGGCGATAGTTATAAATTTACTGATACTGAAACAAGTTATATTTTTAAAACTAATGATGATAATCAATTAGATATTAAAGATAACGGTCTTGGACAAACCATTTATTTCAACATTAATTCTCAAAAAACTATTACAATAGGTAGTAAAAAAGAAACTTTTAATATTGGATATAGTTTTATTCTTGATAATGATGAAGATTATTCTTGGATTAGTTATTCTGGTACAAATAATACTTTATTAATACGTGAAAATAAAGTTAATGTACGTACTGCTACTTTTAAATTAATTCAATCAGAAAGCGGAAATGTACTTGCAGGTAAAATAAGTCAAGAAGTTAATAGTTATAGTTATCGTTATACTATTACTTATGAACCTGAATCTATTAAACTTCCTGCTGAGGGCGGTTCTGCTTTTTTCACTGTTGATTCATATAAAGAATTAGTTAATAATACAGGAGAAATTATTGGAGATAAAATTCCTGTTAGTTATGTTGCTGAATCTTCCAGTATATATTTTAAAGTTGAAGGAAATAAAGTAAGTGCTGATGCTAATACTGAAGAAATTCGTTCTGCTGCTATTATAATTAAGCGTGAAGAAGTTGGAGTTTCCGGAAATAAAAAAATAGAATTATTTCAAGATAGTCTTAATAAAGAAATAAGATATACTCTTAAAACTAATATTGATACTAACACTATTGATGCCAATGGTAGTAATCCTGTTACTTTAACAGTTGAATCATATAAAGAAACTTATATAAATGGGGTTTCTAAAGAAGATAAAACTGATGTTTCTTATACAGTTATTTCAGATAAAGGACTTCTTAAAAATAATACTTCTGATAAAACTAAATGGTATATGCCTGCTAATGATAGCACTAATATACGTAATGATAGTCTTATTGTAAAACAATTAGAAAGTAATAAAAATGAAATAATTAATATTAGACAAGACGCTGCCGAAGAAGAAGTTGATTATATATTTTCTGTTGACCAAGAAAATATTACTTCTCCATCTACTGGTCAAAATATTATTCTTAATGTTCGGTCTTATAAACAGCATTATGTAAATAATAAACCTACAAGTAAAACTCCTATTCAATATACAGGTTCTGTTATTTCAGGTAATGATTTTGTGACTATTCAAGATAGTCTTCCTAATTCAATTACTGTAGCTCCTAATGATGGAGAATCTGAAAGAAATGCTAAAATTCTTTATACTCAACAAGACGGTTCTGATAAAACTATTGAAGTTAGAATTACTCAAACAGGAGCATCTGTTAGATATGAATATCATTTAAGTCTTAATAGGAATGAAATTAATTTAAATAGAGATGCTCATAATGAAACTATAACAGTTTCTTCATATAGACAAAAATATATAAATGATGCTCCTGATGGCGGTCCAGAAGATGTTAATTATTATTTGCAACAAATAAGTGGTAATGCCAATGAATCACAATATGGTAGTGTCAATGCCGCTGTTCAAGGTAATAGCATTTATGTTACTTCTAATTTAAATCTTACCGACCGACAAGTTTCTATTCAATATGAAGTTATTCAAAATGTTAGTTCGGGTAATCCAAATAAAGTTACTCTTACCATAAATAAAGCTGCATCCGAAGTTAGAGACGAATATTCTCTTGAAGTAAGAATAAATAAATTTGAGATTATTGCTTATCCTGATGGCGAAAGACAATATTTTGAAATAACAAGAGCTGAACGAAGACATATTATTAACGGTCAAGTCAATAATGTTGAAAGTAATTTAACATGGGAACCATCGTCTGATTCTTCTTGGCTTCATGTTGGTAGTCAAAATGAAAATTATATTCTTTGTGATGAAAATACTGTTAGTCATACAAAAACAGGACATATTACTATTAGATTAGTTGCTAATACAAATACTACTGTAGAAATCACAGTTACTCAAAAAGCGGCTACTTTTAATAAAAGACGTGTTGTTGAGCTTGACCATAGTTTTTTTGAACTTACTCCTCAAAATCATTCGGAAGAAACAAGTTACAAGCTGTTGTATCAAAAAATTCGTAATAATAGAGTTGTTGAAGAAACTGACGAAACTAATAATTATAAAACTAATGGATTATATTGTCATTCTGTTTCAGATTGCGGTGTAAAATGTTCTGATTGGAATTTTACTTATAGTAGTATTCGAAAAACAATCGGTGTTGAGTTTCTTGGTTCTTATACAGCAGAAGAAGATTTAGGAGCACAAGGTTCGTATAGAACTCGAGATGGATTATACACAACTGTGGTAAGTGCTATATTTGTTACAGATAATATGAAATCATTAGATAGTGATTATTATAATATTAATAATGATAACTCTATTTATGATTTCTTTTATCATAGTTTTCCTAAAGAATATAAATGTATTTATGCTGATTTAATTAAAATATTTATTAATTCGCATGATGATAATTATAAACTTCGTAAAGCTGTTTATCATATTAATTTATTTCAATCTCTTATAGCTGCTCATTTCTTTAATGATATAAAAAAGATAAAACTATTTTTTGATTGTATTATTAATTATTTAAATAACTATTTTAAAGATAACGATATACATTATGAATATCATATAAATGGCATAGAGGAAAATGGTCATGTATATCTTGATATTATTCCTTGTCAAAGAGAAACTGATGTTAAGTTAGAACTTAACCCTATTACAGGACATTTGTATGAAAAAGATAATTCTAAAGATACAGTAGCTATTGAATTTGAAGATTCTCATTTAATATTAACCAAATATGGATATACAAAATAAAGATTTAGGAAAGGCTATTATTACTGTTGCTGATGGTACAGTATATAATGAGAAACAAAGCTATGAACGTCTTGTTCTTGTTAAATATAATGGTAAAGTTTATCTTAGTAAGAAAGACGTTAGTGCGGGTAAACTCCCTACGGGGGGTGTTGACGATGAATATTGGCTTGATTATGAAGTCAAAGCATCGTCTGTTATTATTGGTACAGCTTATATTCGTGCAGCTAATAAACCTGATAAACCTACTGGCGGTTCATATAATAGTCCCCACCCCGTAGAGGATAATTGGAAATCTGAACCTTATGATGGCAATAATATACTTTATGTTTCTATTCGTAAGTTTACCGAAGACGGAATTAAACAAGATGATAGTTGGTCTGAACCTTTTGCTATTACTTATACTAAATATTACGAAATTAAATTTTCTACAATAGTTGATAATCCTGGAGATCCTGATAGCGCTCCTCAAAATTGGTCTGATGCTGGTAGCAATTTTATATGGATGGCTGTTCGAGAAGTTGTAAATGATTCTCCTCAAGCTTGGGTTGTTACTAAATTCAAAGGAGATAAGGGAGATAAAGGTGATCGTGGAGAACAAGGCATTCAAGGTATTCAAGGAGAAAAAGGTGACCGTGGAGAAGTTGGACCTCGTGGCGATAAAGGCGATAAAGGTGATAAGGGAGATAAGGGAGATGCTGGCATAAATGCTGAAATATTGGATTTTACCGCAAGTGTTGATGATAAAATTGGTGTTCCTGAAGTAGAAGTTGGTGTTGGCGGAAATGTTAATCAAAGAACTTTTCATTTATCTTTCCATAATCTTAAAGGTGTTAAAGGTGACAAAGGGGATAAGGGCGAGCAAGGTATTCAAGGAAACAAAGGCGATAAAGGCGACAAAGGAGATAGAGGAGATAATGCTACTATAACCAATGTTACTGCTGCTGTTGACGCAAATGTAGGCACTCCGAGTGTTGAAACTACAATTGGTGGAACTCCTACTGCAAGAACTTTTGATTTTAAATTTAAGAATCTTAAGGGAAATAAAGGCGATAAAGGTGATAAAGGCGATAAGGGAGATGCTGGTAAGAATTTAACAATACTTGGGTATAAGGATAGTCTTGAACAATTAAAGCAAGATGTTAGTAATCCTCAACAAGGAGATGCGTATGCTGTAACACAAGATGGTGTTTATCATCTTTATATTTATGATACTGTTAAAAATTGGGTGGACAATGGTAATATAGGCGGTTCTTCTAATAAAATTACTACCGATAAAGTTGTAATTAAAGATACTATTCCTGTAGCTGGCGGACCTCTTTCTGATGCTTTAAATAAAGCTGGTATTACAGAACTTTCTGCCGAAGATAATCTTCAAGATATACTTCTTAGTTTATTTACTAAAGAAATATATCCTACTAATCTTAGTTTTGTTGAGGGTTCTATTAAGGCTTCTATGGTTCCGCCTACATTTACTCTTAGTCATAGTGGTAATATTGAAATAGGAACTGTTGTTACTATATCTGAAATTACTCTTACAGCATCCACTCAAATTAATAGTCCTCGTAAGTACACAGGTTTTACTTATGGGTATAGTACGGCAAATGACAATACTAAAGATAGTGCAAATACTACTATACAAGTTAATGCTTCAAGTATTGTTTCTAAAGGCGATAAATATACAATGACTCGTAAAATAGGTGCTGGATCTCCTACTTCTCCTACATCTAATGCTGACCCTGCATCTGTAAAATTGCCATCTATTACATTTGAATGTGTTGAGGGTACTAATACTGTTAAAGTTGATGTTACTGGTACAAGATATACTTGTAATTTTGCACAAATGCCTGTTTATTATGCTTGTAGTAATCTTGGAAAAACAAGCGATTCTCATAAATCTGAAGCTAAAAATGCTGTTACTTTAGATAGTAATGGGCCTACTAATACTAAATCTTTAACAGTAGTGGGTTGTTATCCATATTTTACAAATAAAGCTAATATAACTCAATTTGCTAAAGAAGCTCTTACCGTTGAACGTAAAATGAGTAATGTTAAATTTGTTGCAGAAACAAGTAATAATAAACATACTTTTAAAATACCTGCTAAATATACTGTTAGTAAAATTGAAATTCTTAATACCATGTCTGGTAAATTTGAAGCTTACGATATAAATAATTTCGTAGTTACTACTGAAAATATAACTGTTCAAAATAAACAAATTAGTTATAAAGTTTATACTCGTAATGATGGTACTAATGGTGAATCTACGTTTAATATAACATTCTAATTAATATGAAAGATAAAGCTACATTTGAAATAAGCGGTAACTTTGAATGTAAAAAAGATGCTCCTTTTGATACTCGTTGGAGAGTTGACGCTTATGCAGATTTAATTAAAGAAGAAACTTGGCGTAATAAAGATGGTAATGTTTATGCTTATTCAGGTATGTGCACTGTTTGTAAAGATAGACCTGGCAAAATATACCAACTTACCGATATTGCTCATTTGACTGATTATAATTATTGGAAAGAAATCGGTGAACAAAAATTAATTGAAATTATTAATAATCTTACAAGCGGAGATACAAATAAAGCATTATCTGCTGCTATGGGTAAGAAACTTAATGATGAAAAACTTGATAAATCTGCATTAACAACTGATATTGTAAATTCACAAGATAAAGTTGCTGCTGCATCTTCTGTTTTTAATGTAAATACAAGTAAAATTGATAAAAGTTCAATAATTAATAGTCTTGATAATACAGATACTGCAAAAGTTTTGTCTGCTGCTCAAGGAAAAGTTCTTAATGATAGAATTGATTCTTTAGGTTCTGTATATAAATATAAAGGTAACAAAAATACTATCGAAGAAGTTTTAGCTTTAACAGATGCTAAAGTTGGCGATGTTTGGAATGTTATTCAAGAGTTTTCTGCTGGTGGTAAAAAATATCCTGCCGGTACTAATATAGCTTGTATTAAAAATACTTCTACATCTGAACATAGCGAAGCTAATTGGGATACTCTTGGCGGTACTGTTGATTTATCCGGTTATGCTACTAAAACCGAAATGAATAATAATCTTAATAATAAAGTTGATAAAAATGATATAATCGACAATTTAGATACAAATGATGCTAATAAACCTCTTTCTGCAAGAATTGGTAAAATATTAAATGATGCAATAACTGATGTAGAAAATAATATTCAAGATTTAAATCAAAAAATTCCTACTAATACTTCTCAACTTAATAATGATAGTAATTTTCTTACCTCTGCAAGAGTTCTAACCAAAGACAATACTGATACTTATAGCCCTACTGCTAATTATCATCCTGCTACTAAAAAATATGTAGATGATAAATTAAATGGTATTTCTATAAGTATAGTTGAGTTTGATTATAATTTAGTCAATGCTTTAACAAACACATCTACTACTGAAGAAGTTAATGCTGCTTTTGCTAATCGTTCTCAACTAAAAACAAATTCTATTGTAAAACTTATCAGTATAAATGATTCTTCTGATGGTTTTGATGGAAGCAATGGTTATCGTTTATGCCATAAAGTTAACGTAAATAGTCCTGATAGTTTTATTATAGAATATTTCTCCGATAGTAACAATAACGAAGTTGTAGAAATAATATTTAGTGCTGATAATGTAGAAGTTAATAGAATGTCTATTGCTCCTGCTATTCCAAACGATATTTTGAAATTTAAATATATTGATGTTACCGATGGTTCTTTGTTAACTATTAATAAGCAATTAAGTGGAATGGATGCTTATAATCATATTATTAAAATATTTGGTTCTGATACTGCTATTGCTAATATAGTTATGGATATTTGCGAGAATCATACAAAATATTATATTCATAGTTATAATACCAATTATAATAATATCGAAGTTGCTAACTCTTATGCTTTTTATAATCAAGACGATGGTTATGAATTACAATTTAATATTAGCTATTTAATTAATAATGGTCCTGTTACTAAAAGATTTAGTATAAAAATTAATACTGCTGACCAACGAGAAGATTTATTATATATCGAAGATATTCTTGCTTCCGATAATCTTCAAAGAGTTGTTAAACGTACTAAATCTGAATATGATAGTATTACTACTAAAGATAATTCTACAATGTATGCTGTAACTGAATAATTATGATAATAAAAATAATTGCGTTAATCTTGATAATAATATTATCGAGATTAATATATCTATTAATGTTTAAGATATAATATGAATGAAAAAGAAAATAAAATAGCTACTCTTGCCGTTGATAATGGGGGGGGGCTACGAGTTGGAAATAGTATTGTAACTAATGTTGGTATTGGAAATAGTATTGTATTTGCTCTTGATGCTTATCCTTGTGTTAGCAGATACAATTTAAGACAAATTACTAATGAAGAGTTTAAAAATTTAGATTGGACTACTGAAAATACGTCTACTGCATATTTATGGTTATCCAAATATGTAGAAACTTTTAAATATAGATTAGGATATAAGCTACAATCTAATGTTGATGAAACTGTTTCCAATTACCTTGATTGTCCTATTGATAAAACTGTATCAAGCGGTGTTTCTTATGACCAAATAATTAATAAGGGAAATTATATATTATTACAAGGTATGGCTGTTCCTGGGTATATTTTATCATCTACTTCTATACCATATATATATGGTATGAATATATAATTGACGGAAAAGTTTATAGATTTGAATTACATAAATAACGTTATGCTAAATAAAACATTTTCATTGAAAATAGTTTTGCTGTTTAAAAATAATAATATATTTGCTAATCAAAATCAAACTATTACTAATGCTGATAAACTTAATAATTAAATTAATAACAGTGGTTATTTATTCGTTTTCGTTTTAGCATAAGTTTTATTAACTAAAGCAATAGTTTGATTTATTTATTGTCTAACTAAAATTTATAACAATTATGGAATTAAAAAAGTTTTGGAAGTATTTGGCAATAGGAATGATTGTTGCCGTAGTATTTGGTATTACTCTTAATGTTGGTTGGGAAACCGTATTTATTACATTTGTTGCTGGCTTTGGTACAGCTATCGGTAAGGGCATGCGTAAAGATTATGAAATGAAATACGCTCTTCTTAATTATACATTGCCTATGTTAATTGCTGGTATTATTACCGCTATTTGTATATCTTTATCTATTGCTTAATATGAATTATTTAGATACTATTATTAATCAAATTCTTAGTAATTTTGATTTTGCGTATATGTTTATTGTTAATGTATTATGTTTTATTCTTATTAAGATTCATGATTACCTTAATGGTGATGGTCGTAAAGTTCCGACATGGAATAAAAGATTATACTTAATAATAAGTATTATTGTTATTGGTGCAATTTATCAACAAGCTGGTGAGATTAAAACTACTGTTCTTGTTAATAGTGCTATTCTTGCTCCGGTATTTTGGAGTTGGATTGCTGCTCCAATACTTCGTAAATTTGGTATTACATATAAACAAGCAGATGATGCTCTAAAATAGACTGTTTAACATCCCCCGTAGAGGATGAGACGATGATATGAATCTTTCTCATCCCTTTACGGGGGGTCTCAATTTCTGAAACAATGATAATCGTCAAAAACAAAATAATTCCATTTGGTAGTTATACTACTATTAATTTATTTGGTATTCTATTTACTAAATCTGATTATCTTAGTCCTATGACTATTAATCATGAACGTATTCATACAAAACAGATGCTCGAACTGTTTATAGTCGGTTATTATCTTTGGTATATTATTGAATATATAATTGTTCGTTTCTGTTATAAAAAACAAAATGATGCTTATCATGATATTAGCTTTGAAGAAGAAGCTCATAATAATGATGATAATCTTCATTATCTTGATAATAGAAAGCATTTTGCATGGTGGAAATATGTTCGATTGCGTTCTGCCAAATAGCAAAACTGTACTGTTACACGCACGTAGATGCGGTTTGCTTTGCGTCTATTCGATTCAGATATACGAAATGATTAATCTATCGAGATAGACACAAAATGGCTTGACGAGTTTTAAAATACGTCACAGTAAATCACAATTAATAACGCTCTAATTAATGATATTATGGACAATATTAAAATTTCTAAGTTCGTTGATGGACTTAACCTTGACAAAAATAGAAAGAAGTTGCTGATAACATTTATCGAAGAACTAATTAAAGAAAGTACAGAATCTGATTATAAAATTCCTTTGGCTTCTAATAATATTCGTGGTGGCATTAAAAGTGGTTATCCGCAAAATGGTAAAAATTATCCTGTTCAAATTAATGCTCAAGAACAAGCTTATGTTTCTGTTCCCTGGACTGATAATAATACTACTTATGCTGCTGCAACTACTTCTGTTTTAGGTTTAGTTAAACAAGGTGCTGCTGTTGAAAATCTTCCAAGTGGAGCTACCATTGATGTTATTGTTGGAAGATTTAATGATTTACTTACTAAACTTAAAAACGCTAGTATAATCGCTAATGCTGTTGATAAAATTCCACCGGAAATTAAAGATGCTCTTGTAGCTTGGTATTCTCCATACTGTAAACAGCGTATGACTAACCATGATGTGATAGAGTCATATACAGAAGATTTTACCAGTAATAATTGGAAACATACAAATAATGTTACTGTTACCAGTAATAGTTTTCGTCTTACTTATGGCAATTTAACGTATGAATTATATCCTATTAAAGATTATAATACTAAACCAATGACAGTTATTGTTAAAGGACTGGTTGGTATTGAAGGCTTTATAAGATATATATATGGACGAAAGGATTATATTGATATAAGTACAGATGGTGTTTATTATCTTCCTGCAAAAGTTGATGATGTCACTGTATTAGGTTTTCAAACTCATTTTAAAAGTGAATGCGATATTACAATTACTCAACTCCCTACATCAATCCTAAAAGACTTTAGCGGTAATAAACATGATGCTTATCTTTATGGTTTTAAAGGTAAATTGAATAGTGGTGTTGGTAGTTATAAAGTTGATTTTTCTAAATCTCAAAATGCTAATGCTTTTGATAATTTTGAACGTTTTAATAATAAGTTTGTAGCTAAAGGACGCTATAATGGTAATTGGTCTGTTTTTGGTCAATATACAGTTGATGGTATTGTTAAGAATAAAGTTACTATTAAAATAACTGGTGTTTCTAATATTTCTTATAAACTTGATTTACAATATGGATATATAACTAAAGATGGTAAATATATACAAAAAGAAATATTTATTAGTAAAGACGGTATTTATAGTTATGATATTAATAATGTAGAAATTCCTGATGAAAATAATATAGCACAAACTGTTTATAATCGTTTTTATTTTGACAAAGAAGTTATTAATGATGTCAATTTAATTGTAGAAGAAATTCCTGATTACCCTAATCAACTTTGTTATGATGGTAAATCTTATGCAGTTGCTTATGATATGCCTATATTAACTGATTATACTATTATTGCTGATAGAACTTGGTTTGTAGATAAACAAGAACGTGTTTTTATTAGTAAGGCGACTGGTCAAAATGGCGCGTTTATATTTGAATGTAAAACTTCGGCAGATAATAAAACTTATTCTTATTATCAGCAAAATGATATAGTAATAGATAACAATAATAAAGTTGTTTATCAAACTAAAAATAGTTATAATGGAACTACTATACAAGCTGGTGATAAACAAGATACTGATGTTTTATATATAGGAAATGTTAGAGTTCCAGATAGTAGAAGTTTTATTGGTTGTCATGGAGATATTTTGTTATTTAATCGTACTCTTACTGACGATGAATTATCTGTTATAAAAGAAGTTGTTTTTGGTATTAGTAATATTAAAGATGCGCTTTTGACTGTTGATAAGAAATATATTAAACTTAATGATAACAATTATATTAAACTTAATAAATAAAGTTATGGAAGGAATATTAATATCTGAATTAAAAGAAAAAAAATAATTGACGGAAGTGAAATAATACCTGTTGAAAGCAAAAATCAAAATTATAATATTAATGTTAATAATTTAAAGAATTTTATTAATGATATAGAAATCACAGATTACAATTTATTGTTTGACACTTACGAAAATAAAGTTTGGCAAAATGGTGTAATTGTACATGATAATTTGCTACAAAGAAATTGTACATCTATTGTTCCTCTTGATAGAAATAATAATATTTATACAAATACAAATGGAAATGCTGAATTAGTTGCATTTACATATTATAGAGATAGTATAATGACTGATAAATTCTTTGCTTCTGCTAAGAATAATTATAATTTAAAACTATGCCAGTCTACTATTCTTAAAAAGAGAGGAACTCGACCTGTTGTCAATATTAATCTTAATGATAGCGAGGAAGAGATTTTTCTTAAATTAGCTTCTGCTTATATTACTCAGGATTGTGATGTTTATTTTGAAACTGGAGAATATCGTTTTAATAAAATATTTGAATTAATGAATACTAAATATGATTTTAGAACTGCTATCGAATTACCTATTGGTGGTAATTGTAGATATTTCTTTAATCATTCTACTCTTATTTCTGAATGTGATAGTGCTTCTGAAATAGTATATAATAACCAATCTTTATTCGGGACTCAAAGAATTGGTTTTAATTCTAACTACGAGTTACATGATGGACATCTTATTCAATACGATAATGTTTATGCTATTCACGATGAAGGTTCAAGTGCAAATTGTTATTATAAACATGTATATGATAACCTTATTGTAGAATATAAAAAAGGAAAACATGTTCAATATTTGTCCAAACCTTTAGGTTGCGGTAGTAATTTTAATGCTGATATAATTATTCAGAATTGTATTTTTAAAACAGATAATCAAGAAGTAGCTGACGTTAGTTGGCATTTTAATGGTAATGCCGATTATAAATTTACTATTATAAATAATTATTTTAGCCATCACTTTTCTTTAGATTCTAATATTACTTTTGGAGAAATATTATTCATAAATAATAGTTATAAAAATAATAACGTATTTGCTAATGCTAATGTTATACAATTTAATAATATAAAAAGACAATAATTATGATAAACAAAAATGATTTTATAGGTATATTTATATATGCTTTTGCAACTGTATTTCTCGGATACAAGTTTGCGTTCTTGATATTGTTCATAAAAGAAAACAGTGATAGATGTTGTTATTATAACGGTAAATGGAATATTAAAGATTTAATTCTTTATTCTGTTTGTATTATAATTGGAGCACTTCTTGTTCATTATCTTAGTTAGACTTGCCGCTTATTTCTCTATCGTTAATTCGGTAGTAGAAATAAGCGGTTTCTTTTTGTCTTGTCTTGTTTGAAATATCCAAAAACTTTATTCTCATAGTCTTTGTTTATATAGTTGTAATTGCAATTACTAATACAAGAAGAATTAATTAATTCTGTTAAAGATAAAGTAGCTAATTCTTCTCGTGGAAAAGAACTTCTTGAAAAACAACTTAATAATATTCGTACTAAGAAAGATAGTATTATCGAAGAAGCTAATAGAGAATTAGAACTATTTAAGAAGTTTCAAATTGCTGCTCAAGCTAATCCTAAACTTACTTATGTCGAATTTTGTAAAACTATTAATAATGAATAATTATGGTAGAAAGAAAAGTTATAATTGATAAACTTAATGAATTAGTTGATAGTAAAATTACTATTATTGCTGATACTAATCCGTTTTTGAAAATATTTAAACCTTTTATTGATAAGGCTGCTAATAATTACATTTGTAAAATTAATAAATTTCTTCAAATGATTGAAGAAGAAAACGGTCTAATTGATATTGAAACTCTTCTTGGAAAATCTATTGATAATCTTATTGTTTCTCCAGTACAAGAATACCCTGATATGTTTAAAGGTGTTACTATTGGTAATGGTAAAATTAGAATTGGACTTCCAGGAATTAATAAAGATATAGTTTTGGATGCTAATGATATTGAAACGTTTAAGCAAAGTCTCGTTAAATAGTGTATTTCTCGATTTAATTCTTAAAATAAGTGGCGGTAATCTGTTTGCGAAAATAGGTTATCGCCATTGTTTTTATAATGGTCGTATTGATAATATAATATATTTGTCTTATTACTAATATTAATACTATTATTCCTATGGCTACACTAAACCAATTAATCAGCGAAATTGCTCATGCTGCCGGTTCTCCGAATACATTAGCTGTTCGTAGAAACATTCGTCAAGCGATTATTCATACTCGTAATGAGTTAGTTCGTAGAAGTTATGAAGCTCATGGCTATATTGATAACGGTCTTAAACAACGTTTTAGACTTGAACTTGTTGATGTTCCTGATGGTGATTTATATAAATCAGAGGGATTAAATCTTCCTTTTGTTAAGAGAACTAAACATAAAGTTCCTCGTCCTGTTCGTCTTATTAATAATACTCCTTTTCAGTCTGTTTCTACTGTTGGAACTTACACTCTTTCAGTTCCTTTTGTTCGTGAGCATGCTACTCAATTTTATAATCATTTAATTGGTCTTTGTCGTGTTCTTCGTTATGATTATATAAATGATTATATTTATATATTCACTAATTCTGATACAATACAAGCTAATATTAATTTTATTGTTGTCAAATCTCCTTTTGAATATCCTCATTTAATTAAAACTGAAACTGTTGAATCTGCCGGAAGTTTTTCTGATACAGATTATGATGATAGCGAAGAATTAGATGATAATGAATTTCTTCTTCCGGAAGATATGATTGGTAATATTAAGGATATTATATTTAAACGTAATCTGCTTAATGTTGCTCGTGAGACAAATGAAACTCCTGTTGAAAATATTGTTCGATAAATTATGATTGCAGATATTGATATTAAACATTATTATGCTAAGTTCATAGAACAATCTAAATCTGAATACGAAGATAGTAAAAAAGAATATGATGATTTAGTTGCTATTAAAGGAAAACTTTATAGAAATCTTAATGATAAACTTAATATTATTAATAATTTCTTTGAATTAGAATTATCTTCCCTTGATAATGATGAAGAAATATTAGTAGTTGATTATGATGCTATTCGTAATAAAGTTAAAACTTCTGGTTTTATTCAATCTGATTCTTCACATAAAGTTACTGTTCTTAATTTTATTCGTTATGTTCAAACTACCAAACTAATATATGGTAAAAAGAAACAACTTGAAGTTACTAAAATTCGTAAGATGATTAATATTACCGATTATAAAAAACTTGTTTATAAATTTTATAATTATGGTGTTGCTAAATGTATTCTTGAGGGAAATGGATATAAATTTGCTGGCGGTTTAGGAACTATAGTTTGTAATCGTTGGAAAGTTCTTTCTGATAAGAAAGTTATTGATTTTCATGCTACTAATAGAAAGAAAAAAGAAATTATTGCTGCTGGTCTAAAACCTTATGATAAAGAAGAAGCTGAAATATATAAACTTCGTGGAATGAAATATGACGGAGTTGATTATAAAGTTTATAAAAGTAATGATTATTATTATGAATTTAAGCTTATAGATAATAATCGTTATCATTCTGTTAACGTTAAATTTATTCGTAAGGATAGATTTCCTAAAGATTTTAGTGGTAAAAGTCATGAAGAAATAGCTAAAGCTTGTAAGTCGGTTGATGATATTTATAAACTTAAAGCTGATATTAGATGTAAACTTATGATTCTTCTTCATTATGAACCTATGTCTTATCTTAATTTTGTAAGAAATGCAGAACAAAATGAACATAACGTTGGAGCACATAATAGCAAAAATCGACAACGATTTCAATCCTGATAATAGTGATTGGATTGCTCGTGTTCCTGCATGGTGCGTTGATGCTATGTCTCAACTTAAAGTTCTTAGAACTGAATATAAAACTCGAAAGCTAAACGTAGAAAATCGTATAGCTCACAGCCCTTGTCCTATTACTAATAGCAAGGGCTTTGCTGTTTATGACCATAATGGTTGTGAGATTAAAAGTCTTGCTTATAATAAGAAACATGTCCAATGTTGTAGTTCCTCTACGGGGGGTCGGGACGATATGGACAATGAAATGTTAAGTCTGTCTGATACTATTTATCTTACTGATACAAATGCCGATAGAACTCATTATCGAACTATTGCTGAACATGTAAATACAGACGATTTTAATAAACGTCATGCTGTTGCTGACCAATTCACATCCCCCGTAGAGGATAAAAGAAATTATATTATTGTCGATAGCAATACTATTGAATTAAATTTTGATACTGAATTTATTACTATTCGTAATCTTGAAATAGCTACTGAATATAGCAAATATTTTAATGAAGAAATACCAGTAGTTCCTAATAATGGTATTCTTATTGAAGCTCTTTCTTATTATTGTATGTATAAAATGTTAACTCGCGGTATGAAACATCCTGTTTTTAATCTTGCTGCCTCTCAATATGGAACTAATCCTTATTATTTATGGATGCACTTAAAGGATAAAGCTAAAGCTTCTGTTATTGCTGATAATCAAGGAATCAATGGTTATGATGGAGATGCTTGGCGTGCTTATTTTTACAATTATACATTTCCTAAATAATTATTATTATGAAAATAAGTCAAAAACTTAATTTTGATAGTCCTTATGAAAATCTTAATGAAGGAGATTTAGTTCATGCTGGTAACATAATGATTGATAAAGATACAGAAACTATTTGTAATGAATTAGGACTTATAGATTATTATCTTCATGGCGTTAATGCTAAAGTAGTTGGTCATATAGAATGTAATGAAGAATTTATACTCTTCTTTGACAATAATGATATTTATCGTATTAATGTTAAAAAGGCAATAGGTAATAACAATCCTATTAAGGTTGATATTAATTGGCATTGGTGTGGTGGAGAAGTTTTTGGTACTTATACCTATAATGTTAATAATGAACTTATAGTTTGTATTAGTGAACTTAATCCTACTACTGATTGTCCTCTTAAAAGTATTAATCTTGATAAAGATACAGATTTAAAAAATTATACTATTGATAACGATGAATTATATACCGAATTAGCAACAGCTCCTATTTGTAATTTTGGTAATATTAGATTTGTTAATGGTAATCGTATTAAGAAAGGTACTTATGTATTTTTTATTCGTTATTGGATTGATGATTATTATAATACAATTTGGTTTCCTATTGGTTATCCTGTTCAATTAACAGATTTAGAAGCTCTTACTACTCCTAAAACCGTATTTAATTATAATGCTGGCGAAGATAAAGGTAGTGGTAAAATTCAAGATTATTATTCAGAAGATGATGACTATACAAATACAAACATGCTTGTTACCGTTCGTATGTTTGCTGATACTAAACAAAATTATACTAAATATCAGCTTGCTGCAATTGTTAATGGCAATGCTTCAACTGAAGCTGTTGTTTGGAATAAAAAAACTATTGGTACAGCTGTTGAATTTACGATAGATAATAATTTTGAAACTATATCTATTGACGAATTAACCAATGAGCCTTTTAATTTTTATAATGTTAAAACTCTTGATAATTATAGAAATAGAGTATATCTTGCTAATTATAAAATTGATAATAAAAATAAACCTTTTCTTAATGAAACAGATTATGGTAGACTATTAGCAAGAATGAATGATGTAGTTATAACTGCTATTGATAGAGAAAATGGTAGTTATCCCGAAGTTACAGAAGCTGTTGATTTTTTTAAACCCAAACCTGGTCGTAGAGGAGTTTATTGTTTCTTTGTTCATTATGTTTATTCTAACGGAACTTATACAGATGGTGTACCTATACTTACTGCAAATAATGGAACTCCTACCGTTGATGGTACTAAATTAACTTGTACAATTTTTGGCGATAGTAATCATAGATTTTGTCGTTGTGTTTGTCCTGCTGATAAAATTGCACTTGGTGGAATTGTATTTGAACACATACCTATGATTGAAGGATTTATAGGTTATTTTATTAGTTATGCTGAACCTGAATATGTTGAAATAGGTAGTGGATTTATTACTCGTGCCGATAGATATTTGTATCAAGTTAAAGGTCATGATGTTGGTGATTCAGATTGTAGATTTAATTATCCAGAATTTAGTGTTGTAGGCGGTAAAACTGATGCTAAAAAAATAAATGAAGTTTGTTATTTTCAATATACAGATGATGGTAATCTTAATACTCGCTTACATTCTCCTACTCCCGCTAATTCCGGTAAAAATATTACTTCTACTTACATAGTTCCACCTAATAGTTATGATAATATTGGTAGAGAGGGTACTCTTAGAATTACATTAGATAGTGGTTTTAATGCTCATAAAGGAACTACTTTATGTGATATTTATAGTGATAATTATTCTGAACTTTATTTAGATGCTGATAAAAATCTTATTTCTCTTGGATATATTGAATATGTAAAAGAATACGACCCTAACGCTAATTATACTTATGGAAAGTCGAGAGTTACTGTTAATGGAACAGAAGTTTCTGTAAATTATGCTTGGAATTATTATTGGAATATTAGTACAATATTTACATTTCATCCTAATGGTATAATTTTTAGTGATGTTGATTGGAATCCTTATGATGCTACTACCGGAAATAAATTTTATGGAAGCGGAGAAACTGTTAATAATAAGCCTTTAATATATTCTTATACTTTTGTTCATGAAAGTCATTATTTTCTTATGGGCAAAAAATTAAATATATCTCCTCGAACAGTTTATTATAATTATACTAATGATGGTAATAATACACAAGGTTCTAATCTTATCGTAGACCCGTCTCGTGTAAATGATTTATATAATCTTACATCTAATTATTATTCATTTTATCGTCGTGTTATTGTTAATTATAATAAAACTAATGAACTTTATAAACGTGAACAATATTCTAAAACTATTTATCGTACTAATGTTATTGGTGATGAAAGTGTAGTTAATGCTTGGAAACATATTTCTCCTGAAAGTTATAAAATTATAAATGAAAATAAAGGCGATATTACTAATATAGTTGCTGCTGGTACTTATTTACTTGTTCATACAGAAAAAAGTTTGTTTGCTTTTGATATTAATAATGAACTTAAAACAAATGAGCAAACAGTGCAAATGCTAATGCCTGATGTATTTGAAGTTGATTATAAAGAAGTTTTTACTACTAAATTTGGTATTTGTGGTTTTCAAGATTTTATTTCTTATATAAATGGAGATTTTGGATATATATTTTACGATAGCAATGCTCATAAATTTTATAAATTTGATGCAGGTAGTGTTGATGAAATAAATAATAATATAACTAAATTTATCGAAAGTTATAATGCTGATAGAATTTATATTGGTTATGATTCTGCTAATGCTCGACTTTTATTTAACTTCATGAAGAAGATTAGTAATGATGATTGGAAATCATGTATTATAAGTTATAGTCTTTATAATAACGATTGGTTAAGCGCTCATAGTTATACATCTAATTATAAATTTGTTAGTCTTAAAGATAATTTTTATATTATAGATTATAATAATAATTATTATCGTATTAAACAATTTAGCAATACTGTTTATAATGAATATGAAGACAATGTGTTAAACGAATTTATTAATAATGAAATTATCAATGATAAGTTATGTTCTTATATAGATGTTTATTTTAATCCTACTAATATTAATGATATTAAAATACTTGACTTTATAACTTATATATTAAATAAAGAAAAGGACGATTATTTTGATGTTCTTGGTTGTTATATTTATACTAATTGTTGCTATTCAGATTATTGCAATCTTATAGAAGAACGTAATAATGTTGCTGAATATAAAAAACCTGTTTACGAATTTGGTCGTTGGAATTATAACTGGTTTTATAATAAACTTAAAAGTTATAAAGAACAAGAAATATTTGGTCGTATTACTGGTAAATATAATACTAAACTTGAATATAATAAAACTGCTGTTGATGCTAAACTTATGGTAGGTAAATATGCTATTATTCGTTTTGTTTTTAGAAATACTAATAAGAAAGTTTTAATTAAAGATATACAAGCATACTTTAATAAATAGATATGAAAAGAAAATATTACAATAGAGATAAAGCTTTTATAGGTGCGGCTATTGGTGCTGTTGGTGGAATTATTGGTGGTATATTTGGTAATAAAAAGAAAAAGAAACGAGCTGCTGCTCAAGCCGAAGCAGAAAGAATAAATGCTCTCAACCAACAAAACGCTATTGATACTCAATATCAAAATCAACAAGCTGCTATTGATGCTCAATATAAACAAAATCTTTTAAATGTTAGAGCGCAAGAAGAACTTAATCGTCAACAAAATGAACTTGCTGCTAAAAAGACTGGTATCGAAAACGCTGCCGGTCTTACTGCTTTATATGCTAATCAACCAGCTCTTGATAAAGAATTTCGCAATCGTTTTATGAAATGTGGCGGAAAACGTAAAGTCCGTAAATGTGGCGGAAGAAGCAGAGCCGCTTGTGGTAGCAAAGTTTCAAATAAAGGTAGAAATAAAGCTGGTCTTGGAACTTTTATTAATTCGTCTGCTGGACAAATACTTGGTAACGCTATTGGCGGTTTTAATAGCGGTATAGGAAGTATATTTGCTAATACTGGTCCAACTTATACTCCTACTTCTAAAGTTCTTAAATATCGTACTAATACTTATAAAACATATAAGCCTGCTGAGTTAGAAGTTTATGATGGTATTGCTGATAAATTTAATGCTCGCAAAATTGGAGAAAATACTGGAACTTATGCTAATGCTCAAAGTAATGTTAATAATATAAATGCTATGTCTACTCTTGGTCAAAATCCTACTGCTGCTATTACTGCTGTTTCACAATTACAAGCATCTCGATACGCTTGTGGCGGCAGTAAAAAAGTACGTAAACTCAAACGCTGATGCTATTTGCTTGCCCGTCATGGCATTTTCATATCTGAAATGATTAATCTATCACGATTTAGATTGCGTGCCGTGGCGAGCTTTAAAATCGCTAAATAAAAATTATTGACATGAAGAAAAAGAAAGCTAAAAATGGTATTGTAGTTAATGCTGGTAATGGTAATTATATTCCTAATATTGTTCGTGGAGGAGCTGCTATTCCTATTGGTAAGAAAAATTTCTATTATATGCAAGGTAGAAAGCACGAACAAGGCGGTATTGATGTTGGTCGTAATCCTAAAACTGGTCTTGAAGTTGAGGGAGAAGAAGTTATGCAAGTTACTCCTAATGAAGTAAGAGTCTATTCCTCTGTTCCTTTCCTACGGGGGGTCTCACCCGCTGAATTGGTTTTAAACGGTGTTGATGCAAATAAAGTTTTTGCTGCTCAAGAAAAATATAAAGATAATAATAGAATTAATGATGATGGAACTAAATATAAATATGGCGGAGATAATCGTCAATCAACAGACAGTATTAATAAAAACACTAATACTTTTAATCCTAACGATTTTACTTTTAGAAGTATTAATACGCTTGATAAAGTTAAAAGCGTTGAATTTAAAAACGGCAATTACGCCAATTACGTGGAAATACCGTTTAATAAAATGGATACTATTGTTGCTAAGACTTTGGGAAACGGTAATAATCTTGAACTCAATAAGTATATTATTAGAGGTTTTGCAAATAGTTTAACGAGAAATCCTTTAAAATTTATTGATGGCTTACAAAAATCAGTTAACGAAAATGTTATGGAAGCTCTTATTAAATCTGGAACTAAAAGTAAAAATAATATTATTATTACTGATTATGGAAAAAAAGAATTTGGCGGTAATACAAATAATAAAAATAAAATGGGAAAACTTGTTTCTATAAATGGTAACGTTAAAAACGGTCTAATACATACTCCTAATCAAGATGCTCTTGCTTATAATAAAGAAAGAAAACCTCGATTTAATGGACGTTACTCTAAGCCTGGATTGCATAATCTTGAACTTCTTGTTGCTGATTTACTATTACCAAAAGGTAAAGTTAATATTGAACCTGATGTTCCTAAACGTTTAGGTTGGGTTGAAGCTCATAATAGATTAGTTGGTGCTGATATATTTCAAAAACCTTTAGATGCTAAAAAAGATAATACTAATGTTGCTCATACTATTTCTGAAACAGAAAGACGTACTCGTAAATTTGCTTGTGGTGGACGTTCTAAAGCTAAAACTGGAACTAAAAAAGATAATGTAATTGATGAAATTGTTATAAATGCTGCTCGACCAAAATTATCCGCATATAGTGTACTTAAAGATAACGATACTTCTAATAGACATTCTAAAAAAGTAATAGAAAGAGAAGTATATCAAGCCGATGCTTTATCTTCTGATAGACTAAAAACTAAAATTGATAATACTCCATATAAAGAAAAAGAAATTGATACAAGTTATGGAGATAGAATTGTTACTCCTTTGATAAATTCTAAATCTGTTACTAAAGCTGAAAGAAATACTAATATTCGAGGACGTATTAACAATGAATATGATTCTGTTGAAGAATTACTTAATCGAGTTAGAGAATTAGGAACTGATGCTCAAGATAAATCTAATAAATATTATATTCCTTATAGTTCTCCTGTTGATAATTATGGAGAAAAAACATTTAGAAATAATATTACGCTTGATAGACTTAATAGATTTGGTATTACTCCTCATACTTACGGAAATGGAGAAAGAACTATTAGTAATACATCAATAAATGACAATCAAGATATTATTGAAAGTATTAATAATGAGACTCCCCGTAAGGGAAGTAATCAATCAAGCTCATCCTCTACGGGGAGTGTTAATAATAGAACTTCTAAATCTGCTAAACCTACTATTCAAAGAATTAATAAATTAGCTCCTGCAACTAATGCTGAAATGGCTGGTATTAGAAGAGGACTTGAACCATTACTGCAAAATACTATTGTAGATAGACTTAATAAAAATGTTGATAACGATTTGAACGTTATGCCTGTTCAAGACGATATTGTTAAAACTCGTAATATAGATAATATTCTTTTAGGTGTTAATCTCGGTAGTTCTGTTTTAGATGCTGTAATGGGAAACATTTATGCTAATCAAATGCATGGATATACTGCTCCAAATATTACTGCTCCTACTATTAAGAATCCTGGAGAAATTAAACTTAATGAGGAAGATTTAAAAGACATTCCTGCTCCTATTCTTATGGCTGCTGCTAAGTTAAAAACTCGATATAATGCTAATCCTCAGCTTAGTAAAATAGAAGATGAAACTCGTCGTATAATGGGAGAAATAGACCGTAATACTTCTAACAGTCGGGTCGCTCTTGCTCGTAAACAACGTGCTGCTTTACAAGGACAACAAGCCAAGAATGAAGTTTATGGACGTAAAGAAAATATTGAAACTGAATTAATTAATAAAGATAAACTTAATCAGCAAGAAGTTACTGCTCGTAATCTTACTCGTTATGACCAGTATAATCAAGCTCTTGCCGCTCAACGTGCTAATCGTGCAAGACTTAAACTTGCTGCTGATACTGCTAATATTCAAAATAAACTTGCTGTTAGTACAGCTAATGCTCAACTTAAATCTCAAGCTGATAGATTTAATACAGCTAATAGAATTAATCAACTTGTACATCAAGCCGGTATTGATGCCGCTAAAGCAGAAGCACGTTCAAGTATATTTAGTGGTATGTTAGGTAATATTGGTAGTGCTCTTAATACATGGAACAGAAATAAACGTCAAGCTAAACTTGACGAAGAAACTCTTAGAGTTCTTGGTTTACGTGCTCCTAATGCAAATAAACTTGTTCTTAGTGTTCTTGGTTATTAATTTTAAAACAATATAGATATGCCTTTTGGTAGTTTTAAATCAATAGATTATAATTATGTTCCTAAACATAATTTAGAAGTTATAGGTCAAACTTATGATTATCTTCAACTAAGACATGATGCTGCTGTTGCTCAAGAAAGTGCTTTAAAGAAACAAATTGGCGAACTTGAACTTAATGCTCAAGAAGATGAATTTAAACAAATGCTTGTTAATAGTATTGAAAGTAAAATTCAAGATGCTGTTGTAGGAGATTTTAAAGGTTATGCTCTTGATGAAATAATTGCCGAAGCTGGTAATCTTGCTTCTGACCCACGTGTTATTGGTCGTCTTCGTGCTCAACAACAATATAAAACATATCAAGATAATCTTAATGCTCGTACTGACTTATCAGAAGATTATAAAAATTATTATCGTCAAATTAATACTTATCATTACGAAGATAAGTTGGATGCTGCTGGAAATGTAATTGGTGGTACTGAATGGAAACCTGAAAAACAAGAAGTTAGTGAAGTTCCTACTTCTGTTATTTATAATGAAGCTTTGAAAATTGCTCAAGCCGATGCTGGTGGTGGAGAAAGTTATAGTTTTCTTGATGCTAACGGTAATCCTACAAGTGATTTTACTCAATCTGCTACCGGCGAAATGTTTATGAAAACTGGTAATAAGTGGGAAAGACTTAGCGAAGATAAACTTCAACATGCTATTGATGCCGCTATTGAGGGAACTCCTGGTGCTAAAGCAAGTCTTCAACAAGATTATGATATTGCTCTTTGGAAAGATAAAACTCAATCTAAGAATGCTGATGTTCGCGATAATAATGGCAATCTTATGAATTATGATGAATTTATTAATCGTCGCTTTAATAACTTTAAGAAAGCTGCTGCTTATAGTAGAAATTATAGTACATCTGAATTTGGTACTGCCTTAGCTTCTGCTAAAAGAATAGCTGCTACGAATGGTGGTGTTGCTAACGATAATAATTTTGCTAATGTTATAGTCGATGGCGCTCCTCTTGTTGCCAAAAACGAAAGCGCAATAGAAGCTCGTGCTAATATTCAAAATAGCAAATCTACTATTGCAGATATATTTTCTCGTAATGGTATTCAAGGTGATATTAATTCTATGGACACTGCTGCTCTTCGTCAACATGCTAATTCATTACCGAATAGTCCTGAAAAACTTGAAGCTCTTAATGCTATTAAATCTATTGAAGATAACACAGAATTCATGAATAAGATTCTCGGAGTTAATGCTGGTACAAAAGCTGGTAATGCTTTTGAAACTTATACCGCTCTTAGTTCCGGTACTGATATTCCCGATAATCAATTTAAAAGTGGTGTTAATCAATACATGGATGCCATATTTGACGAGAATACTTATGCTGTTAGACAATATCTTAATGATGATGAATATACTACTCTTGTTAAAAATTTAGGTGGGGATAATGCTCTTAAATCTTTAGGTATTAGAATTGGTAGAGAAAATGGAATGCAATATGTTGAACTTCCTCGTCAAGCTAAAAATAATACATTTAATTTCTCTAAAGCTGTAAGAGATGCTCGTAATCAAAATACAAATCTATTTAAAGAAATGATACAAATGCCAGGACGTGCTCTTCGTGGTCTTGGTTTTATTGATTATGATAAAACTAAAACAGTTCCTAATGCTGTTAAAATTGGTAAGAATGGAGAAAAAATTCTTGATGTTACTCCTACTGAATTATCTGCTCAAGGAACTGATTACGGCAGCAATACAAGTTTAGGTGGTATTATGAATAATTTTGCTAATTTTGGCGATGATTTAAATCGTAATGCAGAAGTTATTATTCAGCAAGATGTAACAATGCCGACTGAAATTATTGCTAATGTTAGTCCTACTCATGCGCAAGCTGAATATAATCTTAAACATGGTATTGGTAAACCAGAAGATAATAAACGTATTATGGATATTGAAGAAGAGAGATTTAAACAAGCTCTTGGTAATATAGATTTTACTCAAACTCCTAATACTTATATTTATGATGATGAAACTTCTACTTATCGAGAAATGGATACGGAAGAAGAAATGAAATACACAAATATAATTGCTAACGCTAAAGAAAATCTTACTGTCAATGGCATTACATATTATGCTGATGGAAGTATTCGTTCTGCTGTTACTATCAAAGACCCGAAAAATCCTGAAAAAGCTCCTAAGCGTATTCAGTTTGGACTTAATCCTGTTATGTCTAAAGACTGGCTAAATGATACTAATACGAAAGCTGGTATTCGTTTATCTAAACTTCGTAGTTATAAGTATGATTATAATATAGGAAATAGTCCTTATACTGCCAATATTGGCAAATATCAAATTGATAGCGATTTGAATCTTATTAATAAAACTAATAATAGAGTTATTCGTCAACTTACTCCTATTGAAGCTCAAGATTTGATTGAAAAAGATATTCGTCTTGATGAAGCTGCTAACGCTTATGTAACCGGTCAAGTTACTGATATTAATTATTTAGCTGCTATTATTAATGGTGTTGCTGAATCTTATTCTAAGTATTTATATAATACTACTGATTATAAACAAAATATTGCTAATGCTATTGGTAATAATTTAACTGAATATAGATAATATGGATGTACTAAAGTTTTTGCGAGAGGGAAATAAAGTTCCTAATCCGGAATATAATCCTAAAACTAAAAAGGGGGCTACACAGCCCCCATTCTTTGTTAATACCGACCCTGATGCTGATGCAAAAAATAAACTTCTTAGTGTTATTGCAGAGGGTCGTAGTTATCGTAATACTCCTATTAATCTTCATCCCGATGAATATGCTCCTTATAATGTTTTTGTAAATAATATTGATACTCAAGAAGAACTTGATAAAGAACGTGCTGCTAATCAAAGTGAATTTATGCAGGCTATAAATAGTGGCGGTCGTACTCTTAATCAATTGACTGTTGGTACTGTTTTAGGAGCTGCTGATTTAGCATCTGTAATTGTTGATGCTATGGATAAAGATGGTTTTAATTATGAAAGACCTGAAGTTGTTCAAGCTATATCTGATTTTAAAGATGCTATTGATAAACGAATGCCTATTTATAGAGAAAATCCTAATGCTGCTTTTGACGTTACTGATGTTGCATGGTGGGGAGAAATGATTCCATCTATTGTTACAAGTGTTAGTTTGGCTGTTCCTGGTTATGGGGTTTCTAAAGTTGCTTCTATGTTAGGAAAAATTCCTACTCTTAATAGAATGACAACTAAAGCTGCTAATATTCTTAAACTTACTCAAAAAACTCGTGATATTATTAGTACCGGAGCAAGCATGACTACTAACGGTGCTACAATGAGATTGCTTGAAAATTATCAAGAAGCTATTCAAACTAAAGATGATGCTAAGCAATTTGCTAATCAACAATTAGCTTCTATGGATGATGGGCAACGTGCTACTTTTATAAAAAATAATCCTCAATACGCAGATAAATCTGATGAAGAAATTGCAGAAGATATAGCAACTAATGCTGCTGGAGAAACTTTTGTTACCGATTGGCTTAATTTAGGTTTTGATATTGCCCAATTATATGGATTAAGAAATCTTGTTAAATCTTCTCTTGTTCTTAGTAAAAGTAGTAAACTTCGTAATCTTAATAATAAAGCTGCAAAACAATTTGGTATGACTGCTGATGAAATTGCTGCTTCTAATGCCGCAAGTTTAACTAAACTTGAAAAAGCTCGTACTTTAGTAAACAATCTTGGTTATGACATTCTTCATGGTGCTCGTAATGAATGGACTGAGGGAGTTGAAGAAGCTATAAACTATATAGCACAAAATAAAGGTATGGAACTTGCTAAACTTGCGTTTGATAAGAATACTGATACTAAAACTTTAGGAGATTATCTTTCTGATGCTCACATGTGGGAAAGTGCTTTTTGGGGTGTTTTAGGCGGTGTTGCTTTTACTGGTATTGCTAGTAAAGCAGGAAAAATTTATAACCGTAAATTTAATAAAGAATTTGTTGCCGGTGAAAAACAACGTGAACAAGAAATAACTAATCGTGCTCTTCTTGCTCAACAATATCAAGAACAAATGTCTGCAATTAATAACAATAAAAACCCGTTTAATGTAGACAAAAAAGGAGAAGCTACTGAAATTCAAAGTGAATCTGAAAAAGAACTTCTTAAAGATATTGCTCGTAAGAATTATACTTCTGCTTTAGCTATTAATGCTATTAATACAGGTAATATGGATTTCCTTGAAACCTATATTGATAGTGACGAACTTCGTACTGGTTATGCTAAAAAGTTTGGTCTTAGTAATGAAGAAGCTACTAAATTTCAACAACAAGTTAAGAATGATATAAAACAAACTAAAGATTTATATCTTAATTCTGTCAATAAAGCTCTTAAGTTTGGTGCTTCTATGAATGTTGCGCAAATAATTGCTAAACAACATATTGATGCAAATAATACAAATGAATACAATAAGCAAATTAATCAATATGCTGAAAATCTTTTCAACGAAAAAGTTGCTTCTAATCAAAATATTAATCCTGAATATTTCGCTGCTGTTGAAAATTTAGCTTATGCTAATAAACTTACTGCTCTTCGTAATCATAAATCTTTGCTTCAAGCTTCTGAACAGAATGATGATACTCGAAATATGATTGAGCAAATAGATAATGAAATTGCTTATCTTGAAAATAATGCTCCTGCTGGATATGATTTTAATGATAAAGAAAATGAAGCTAAAGCTAAAGAATTTAGAGAAAAATATTCAGAAGAATATAATATTGCTTATAATAAATATAGAACTAATCTTAATACTAAGTTAGATAGAGCAAATGCTCGTGATACCGACGCTGATTTTAAAAAGCAGGTTAATCATTATATGAATGTTTTTGATGAATCTCGTAGAAAGATTATTAATAATGCTCTTGAAGAATATGGTCAACTTTATGATAAATATGGTGATAATATTAATAATGAAAATGCTATTGAGGATGCAGATAAAAAGAAACTTGATACTTTGAAAAAAGTATTTGTTGCTTCTGATATTAGTGATTCGAGAATTAATAATTTTATTAATGAAAGAAAGAAAAAGAAAGAAGCTGTTGATGAATACAGAGAAACTGCTGACGATATAGTAGAAGAAAACATTGGAGAAGAAACTGATGCTGACGCTGCTGTTGATAACACTACTAAAGAAGAAGAAAAAGGTAAGACTGAATCAAACCAATCCTCTACGGGGGGTCTGAAAGAAGCAATTAATGAAGCGGCTGAAACTACTGCTACTACTGAACAACCAGCTGCTGGTCAAACTACTGCTGAATCTGCCGGAACAGAAGTTCCTGCCGATAATGAAAATGGACAAGGAACACCCCCCGTAGAGGGTAAAACTGATGAGCCTGCTACTGCTCAAAAAGTTTGGGATGATTTTGCTGTTAATGATTTTGCTCTTGAATGGATTGGAGTTAATATTCCAGATATTCTTACTGAAAATGCTGAAACTATAATGGCATATTATGATAAATATATTCATGATGCTATTGCAAATGGTATTGATAAAGAAACTGCTGATGTAGTTTGGTATAGTATCATGAATGGTCTTTATGGTGATGAACTTGCTTACGACAATCAAGGAACTCGTAATAGCGCTATTGACGATAATGATAAAACTATGTTGCGTGCAGCAATGCTTGCGATAATGAATCGAAGAATCGGTAATCGTGGTAATATAGAAAATGTTATTAAACGATTTGTTGAAACTGCTAATGAGAACGGTATTACTTATGGAGTTGATATTGACGGTAAGACTTATTTTAATATAGAAGATTTAGTTTCTTATATTTATGATATATCAAAAGTTGATGTTATTGCTCAATATCTATTTGACGAAATAACTAATTATATTATTAGTGACGATAATACTAAATATATTGCTACTGATGATGAATCAATGACTAGACTTAATCGTGAAGCTAAAGCTAATCGCATTAAACGTCACGCTGAAATTCGGGCTAATAGGTTAGTAACTAATCCGTTTAATAATATTAATGTTGATGGTATTGATACTAATGAAGAACAATATATAAATATTACTCAACTTCAACCTGGCGAAGAACTTATTGGTAAAGCAAGTAATGGTCGTATTTATATCGGCCGTAAGAATGGAGCAACTATTGGTTATATGGGTATTCCTCGTTATGATGAAAATACAGGAATGCTTAGCCATGTCAATCGCGGTTGGAAATACGATATTATTGTTGATAGTAATGCTGGTGTTCAATGTAAGTTTAAAGATTATGTTTTAGATGTTATTAATAATAAGAAAGATGTTGTTGCTAAATCCGTAAAACTTAATCAACTTATATATCAGCTTAATAGTAGAGGCGAAGATGTTAGAAATAACGAAGAAGTTAAACGTCTTGTAAAAGAAATACTTCCGCTTATTGATAATAAAGAACTTGCTGTTTATAACGAAAAAGACGATGATGCTGTTTTCGATTTAGTAAAACATTTTACTGATATTGTTGGTGTTGCTATTATGCATCCTGATGATATTGTCGGAAATGTAAATAATTGGTTTGATAAAATTGCTGGAAGTTTTGTTCAGACTTACGAATTTGCTCGTAATAAAACAAAAGGAACTTTTAAAGTTGCTGATGTTAGCAAAGGTAATATAGTTTTGAAAGATATTGCTGATAATGATATTCGTGAAGTATTTGATGGTTATAATGAAGATAAAGTAAAACTTGCCACTGTAACAAGCGCTGCTGGTATTCAAATTAATGATGAAAATGATTTACGAATAAATAGAGAATTTGTTAAGAGTAATCTTGTTGGTACTTCTTTCTTTGCTATAATGGATGGTCATGGTGGTTATGATATTGCTCAAATAGCTAAGCCTCGTTTTGAACAACTTCAAAATAAAGAAGCTAAAGAAATTCGTGCTGCTCTTCAAAAAGAAGTATTTGATATAGTTCAAGATTGGATTGAAACCAATCCTAAAGTTGATGACGTTATGGAACGTCTTAATCAACTTATGGGTAAGTCTGGAATGTTTGAAGGAGTTAAAGCCAATAAGACAAATAATGGAAATATTATGATTGGTTTTACTACTCGTAATGATGGTAATACTTCTATTAAAAATAATAATATATTCCATGGACTAATAATCTTAAATGAAGCTAACGGAACTCGTGGTCGTAATGTTAGTTATAACACTGATATAAATCTAATTAGAAATCGAAGTAGTCAAGCTGGCGCTACTGCTCCGACTTATAAGTATTCGTCAAGAATAGATTTTATTCGCACTAATAGAGAATTTATTAATTGTATTGATAGTCTTTGTGATAATGCAAATATTAATATTCCATTTGCTTTTGCTAAAGATAAAACATTTAATACAATTGATGGAAAATATATTAGACGAGAAAATAATAAAACTATTATTGAAGTTGGTGGATATAAAAAAGAATATGATAGTTATCAACAATTCCTTGTCGAGAATGGTTTAATTAAAACTAAACTTGATAAAGATAAAAATGGTGCTAACTATACTAAGAATAAATATGTCGGTGTTAATATTCGTTTTGATGTAGCTACTCCTGTTACAACTCAAAAACAAACTATTGATTTAAATAGTAAGTTTGATTCTGATGAATTAGTTAGTCGTCTTAATCAAAATACTACTGTTGCTGATAGTTTTAGAGCTATATTTGCAGGAAATGAAGTTGCGTTAAATAAGCTCAATGCTCTTGATAATATTGGTATTATACCTAAATCTATCAATGTTCAATCAAAACTAACTGATGAAGCTGGTAATGAAGTTTATGCTCAATATAATCCTGCTACAAATGAAATAGATATTAATGCTAATCAATTCAATAAACAAAGTTATAGTTGGGCTTTACGTAGAATAGTTCATGAAAATCTTCATCAACAACTTAATAATGTATATTCTCGTAAAGATGCTCTTGATAAATTAGAAGTAATATATAATGCTTATGAAAAATATGTTCATGAAAATCATCCTAATGAAGATGCTTATACAAGATTCTTAAATATTCGTGCCGATAAAGTTCTTGCTCTTGAAGAATTTGTTGTTGAAAGCTTAACAAATCCTTTATTAATTAGACAACTTAATGAAATAAATGCTGATGGTGCTGTTCTTAAAAATAAAGCTGATAAGTCTTTACTTCGTAAATTGCTCGAAGTTATAATGGATATTATTGGTATTGATGTTAATAAAGGAAGTCTTCTTGAACAAGAACTTGATATTCTTAACGATATAGTCGCTAAAGATGATTCTGACACAGCAACAATGAGACCCCCCGTAGAGGATGAGATTGGTCGTGTTGCTACTCCAGAGCTTCTTGCTAATGATGATTTTGCTAATATTGATGATACTGATTTTACTGATACCGATTTTGAATTTACTGATGATGTATTTAGTGCTGTTAGTGAAGATTATATGGCAGACAATATAAACGACTTCATAAACGGTTTGCCTGTATCACTACAAGCCGATACACGTACAATGCTTGACGATGGCAGCCTTACAATGTATTGCGAATAGGATTGTTCGGTATAAAATGAAAGTCGCTTAAAACGAAGAAAAACAGCCTTGTCGAGTGTGTAAGTATATTTTACTTCATGCTCGGCATTGCTATTAATAACAATAAACATAATAATAGTATGAGTTGTACTGTTAAGATTACAAACAATGACAATCTCGACAATTTGTTAGCCGAAAAAGTTGGTCGAGGTTCTAAAGAATATATTGAACTTGCTTCTGTTTATAACAGTAAGAATTTCAAGAATTATGTTACTAATAACAATGTTGATATTAATGATATTAATACTATTTATGATGCTCTTGTTAATATGAGAAATAATACAACAATGAGTATTCGTAATATTATTAATCGAGAACAAACTAAATCTGCTGATGGTTTTAGTTCTTATACTGCACGTGTAGATGCTATTAATTATATTGCTTCAACAGCAAATCTTGTTTATTTTAATGATTTATTCAGCAATAAACGAAATATTAAAACTGTTCGTCAGCTTCAAGCTTCTACGTTTGTTCGTATGCTTCAAACTTATGCTAATGCGGTTAAAAGGGCTAATCCTGGTAATACAGAATTGACATCTGTTATTTCTCAATATAGTAAAAATAGAAAATATAACGAACTTCTTAATTATCTTCAACAATATAATAAAGATAATGTTGCTTTACAGAATCTTTATACTGGAGTTAGTTATATTTTGAATAAAGATTTCTTTAATGAAATTGCTAATAATAAAAATGTAGCTCAAATTAATAGTCGTCTTGAAGAAACCCCTGAAGATACTGTTAATGAAGATAGTTTAGATTTTGAAGAAAATGGTGAACTTGCTGCTGATTCTGTTGATGAAACTGATACTTCATTAAATCAATTAACTAATACTCTCGGAGTTATTCCTAATTATGAGGGACATATTGAAGAAATAGTTCGTGTATTTCTTAATGCAATTCCTAAACTTAAAACTACAAAACGAACTATAAATAAAGATTCGAGAACTGGTAAAGAAACTACTGTTTACGATTATACTTTTAATGATAATCTTACTACTGTTGAATTTGAAGATTATTCTGTAATTAGTAATTTATTGTTCACTAAAGTTAATAATGATAACTTTGATTCATTTATGAATAGTCTTGAAGAAGTAGCTAATAATATAGCTGGCGCTGAAAGTCTTATTTATATCAAAGATTATCTTACTAATAATAAACAATTTGCTTATAAGTTTAGAATGATTTTTAATCGTCCTATTCCTAATAAGCAAGAAACTATTATTACAGAAAAAGGTGCTCCGAGAACAGAAGTTAGTAATGAAAGTGCTAATACTGTTAATATTTTATTTAATAAAATGAGTCTTAGCACTCGTAATATTAATATTAATAAAGCCGATAAACTTATTACTCAATTAAATAAACTTTCTAAATCTGCTAAAGATAATCAATTTCCTACTGATGTTGAAAAAGACAATTTTGTTAACGAAGTATATAAAATAGCTAAAGTTCTTATTCCTGATATTACTCCCGATGCTATTAAAAAATATGCCGTTAAAGAAAATAGTAAATCAAATGCTATTTATAATAATAGTAATCAAATCTATTTAAGTTTTATTAGCGGTTTAGTAAATCTTCTTGATGCTTCTAAAGTTTATAATACCGAAAGAAGTAATTATGAAAGAATGACTCAAGAGCAGCGTAATGTTTATGATACTCTTAATCCGTCTTTCTTTAGAGCCGTTGATATTCAAGCTATGAAATTATTTGCCGAAAAGATTAATAAATATCTTTATATTCCGGTAAATCTTAATAGTCGTAATTCCGAAGGTAATCTTCAATCAGATGTTCTTAACCGTAATTATATTCTTACGTTTAATGAAATACTTAATAGCGAAGAAGCTTGTGCCGCTTATGCTAAGAAGAAATTTGCCGGAACTGGATATAATTATAGTAATATTCTTATTGAAAGAGTTGCTGCTAATGGAGATATAATTCCTGGATTATTTAAAAAGAATGGTAATAATTATACTCTTACTGAATATGGTAAAGAATTAATGAGAGTTAATTATTTTATTGGCAGTAATGACCGTAGAGATTATAGTCCTTATTTATATAAGAAGATGTCTAAAGGTGATTACTTTATGACTAATCTTATTGAATATCTTGCTTCTGAAAATCACAAATACAATATTGGTGGTAAAGAACAAAATATTCGTTTTACTAATATGTTTCTTAGCATTCCATCTGATGCTTCTAATCAATTTAGTTTTAAATATCCTCTTATTAATCTAAAAGGATTATATACCGTTAATGAAGATAAAACTCGTACTTATAATCCTAATCATCCTTTATTTACCGCTTTCAGAAATATAATATATCAAGAAATTCTTGATGCTTATAATACTTATAAGTCTATATTTGAAGAAAGTGTTGAAATAGGATTTGCATTTAGACGTAACGCCGATGGTGATGTTGTAATTCGTAGTGATTATGACGAAAATAAAATGTACGAAAATTATGAAAAGAAAGCTTATAAAGACGAAGATGGAACAGAATACAAAGGAGTATTTCATAAAGATAAAAGAACTGGGAAATATATTCTTCACGGGAATGTTGTTCATCTTTCTGAATTGGATACTAAGTTTGCTACCCTCGATTTGTATGATAATCTGCTTGGAAACGATAAAGTTATAGATATTCTTTACGGTCGTTCTGATACTGCCGACGGTACAGGAGTTAGAGTTTCTAACGGTCAATTAATTCTTAACGCTAAACAAAATCAAGCTATTAATGATGCTGTTGAACAATTTATTTCAAGTTATCTTGAACGTGGAGTAGCTAATCTTCGTGAGCAATTTGATACTTATCTTCATGCTATAAATGAAAATAATCGTCAAGTTCAACAAGATATTAAATCTAATAGATTTAGTAAAGACGCTCTTACTCTTGCACGTCTTGAAGAATTTGTTCTTAATGAGTTTATTGCTCAAAAGAGTTTTGATGATTTATTTAATGGTAAATCTAAATTCTATAAAAATGTTCAAGATATTCTGAAACGTCTTAAAGAAGTTCAAGCTTCTGGTAGTCCATTTGGCAATAGTGATATTCGTTATAACGAATTATCTAATAAGCCTGAAACTAAAGAAAAGTTTTCTATTGGTGGTCGTGAATTTGAATTAGGACAGACTTTCAAAGCTGTTACTATTCTTAATACTAATAAAGGTAGTGAAGAAGATGTTATAAATAGAATAAAAGACCAATTAAAAATTGCTGGTACTAACGAAGAAACTGTTAAGAAATTAATTCGTCCTTATGCTGGTAAGAGTAAGACTAATGACGCTCAATCTTATATTACTCTTGACGAATTTATTCGTAGAGTTTATGCTGCCGGTGAATTAGAGAAATATCGTAATATTATTGAAAAACTTCTTGATGATACTCCGTTAGACCAAATAGATTTTGATACTCTTAATAAGATTCAAGTACAGAAAAACTTCTATTTTGATTTGCACTATGATGCTGATAGAAATATCGAAGTTCCTCGTCAAATTAAAAATGCTGAATTTGTTCTTATTCCTAAATTAATTAAAGGAACTGAACTTGAAACTGTTTATAATGCTATGAAAACTGCTGGTATTGACCAGCTCAATACTGTTGAAACTTCTAAAGCTGCTAAGAATAAATTGATGGAACTATGGGATTCCTCTACGGGGGAACTCACCGAAGAGAATGTCAATAGTTTTATTACTAATGCTGCGGCTAATACGGAAGTATATAGTTATACTTATTTATATCGTCAACAAGAAGTTCCTTCTCATCTTAAAGATGCTGAAAATAAAATTGGTATTCAAGTTTATAAAAAACTTCTTGATAATATTCCTAATACTGAATTAGGAAGAAAATATAAACAAACTATCTTTAGAAATATGGCTGCTAATATTAATGCAAGTTTTAAAGATGTTTGTGCTATATTGAATATTCCTCTTGATAGTAAAGGTAATATTATGTTTGACGAGAACGGTAATATTAAAGGTTTAAACTATGAACGTTTAATTAAACTTGCTCGTGAAAATGCTGCTCGTAATGGTGCAGATAAAAATACTCTTGATTTTCTTACTACTGATGAAAATGGACAACCGAGATTTCCAATGTACATGAATAGTATTAGTAGTAAAATTGAGAATCTTGTTAATGGTGTTCTTAATCGTAGTATTACAAGACAGAAAATGCCTGGTTGGCATGCTGCTCAAGTTTCAGACTTCGGTTTTCAAGTTGATAAGCATACTAAAAAAGATAGTCGTCTTGCTTATCGTAAAGTTGGTAAGTTTGATAATCAGGATATTTATTATGCTGAAATTCGTTTACCGCGTTGGAATAAGATTCTTAAAGATATTCCTCTTGAAGAACTTAATAATAACATAGATAAATATATTGACGAAGATGCTCGTACAATGATTGGTTATCGTATTCCTACTGAGGGAAAACAATCTGTTGTTATCATGCGTGTTGTAGAATTTCTTCCCGATACTTATGATAGTACAGTTGTTCTTCCTGATGAATGGGTTGCTCAATCCGGTTCTGACTTTGACGTTGATAGTGTTTATGCTATGACTTTTGGTTTGACTAAAAATAAAGATGGCGTTATTACTCGTTATGACGATAAGAAATTCTATCTTAATGCTGAACCAAATAGTGCTGAAAGTAAACGTGGATATTTGAATTATGTTAAAGCTAATATTGAACTTGCTGCTCGCAAATCAATTGCTGCTTATGTCGATAAGGCTAATGTTACTAAAGACGAAATTAAAGAAGCTTATAATCGCAAGAAAGAAGAAATTAATAGTCGTCTGATTAGCAATATTGTTGATAAAATTAATGCAACTCGTGATGCAACTAATGGAGTTTGGGCTGCTGCAAAAGAACTTAAAGGTGAGGCTAAAAAACTTACTTACGAAATAGCTAACGCTATTGGTAATAAACCTAAAGGAATTGCTACTTCTAACTATATTAGTACTGTTATTGAAAATCTTACTAAACTTGATGATAATGGTAATCATCCTCTTCATAATGTTATTGATAATATACTTGCGGTATTCGAGGAAGCACAGCAAGCTATCGACCAACAACGAGACGAACTCGAAGAAGCCGCACAGGAGCGAAATGCAGCCCGTTCAGAACGTTTAAATATGATTTATGAAGAACAGTTCAACTCAGCAGAAACATTTGCGAGAGAGGCTGAAATTGCGTCATACGAACAGTGGTTAACACTCCCCGTAGAGGATAGAGTAGATGCTGGTGTTCGTAATAATAATATTCTTGATACTTTTATTAAAATACTTAGTAGTCCTTTTGCTATTGAAGAAAATGTTGGTACTTCTAACTTTGATAGATTATCAGAGCTTAACGAAGAATGGAATAAACTGCTTGGAAATGTTAACGCTAATGCAGTTACAGCTAATCGTATTGGCTCTCATGATTTTAATACTCAGCTTGACTGGGACGAAACAGCGTCTGCCGGTCGTACTCTTAAAGGTGTGTCTGTTAATCTTGATACTCTTTCAAGTATTGGCAATATTACCAAAATTGTTACAGATAAATATATTCCTGTAATATATGATTATAATACCATTACTAAAGATGGTAAACCTATTAAAGAAGATAAAAGTAATCTTTATACTGATGCTGAATTAAAACAACATATTAATAATCTTGTTGAACGTTTTGGTAAAGATAATGTTATTATTGATGGTCGTAAAGTAGTAATCAAACACAATCGTATTGGTTGGAGCAATGATAATAAGAATGTTGAGGATATGCTTATTACTCCTTATACTTCTCAGACTACTGCTTATATTCTTGATGTTATGAAAACTCTTGCTATTCATAATCTTAATGAATATACATTCGTTCCATTTAAAACAATGTCTATGGCTGGTATTGATTATGATACTGCTCTTAGTATTTTGTATCAACCTATTATAGATACTCTTGTTCGTAATGTAAACGAAAGTCAAGGCTTTGGAGTTAAGAGCGGTTCTAATCCTCTTGTTGAAACTTTTGTTTCTATTGCTGAACGTGCTGGGATTAAAAATGCTAATAATATTAATACTGTTATTTCAAGATTTGAAGAACTTTATCGTGATGATATTGCTGCACGTTATGGTAATACTGCTCATCCTATTATCAATAAGACTGAAAATGCTCGTCGTTTGAAAAATGAAATGACTGAAAGAGAAGCTCTTATTCATGATTATGTTGCTCTTAAACAATTCTATCAACTTCGTGAAATCGGTAATATTCTTAATAATCATTTAAGTGTTTTGACTGCTGATAAATATGGTGCTAAACAAACGTTCTATATGAACAATAAAGTATTTACTGATATTGCTGGACTTGTTGAAAGTAAAAATAAACTTTATTCTCATAATGAAGAAACCGGAGAAGATGTTCCTTTGATAGAATCTATATTTCCTGATATAGATAAAGGAATTGATGCTTTTGCTCATTCTGATATGAATCAAAGTGTTCATCCTATTCTTGCTACTTATCTTCAACGTTCTACTGTTTTATCTGTTAAGATTGCTCAAGCATTTGATGAAACTGCTTCTGAACATTTTACTAATTTAGTTTATAGTCTTAGAGATTATACTTCTAATGGTCGTCTTACAGAGAAACAATATAAAGATTATAAAGAATATCTTGTAGGTCGTAGTTATCTTGCTAATGCTGGTTATACAGTATTGACGATGCCTATTACTTATGATAGTAAAGATAATAGTTTTGGAGTTATTAAAACTAATGATGATAAAGAAGCTTATGTTCTTCGTGAAGTTGAACTTATGCGTATTGCCGGTATTGGCGCAAACAATGATATATTAAATGAATTTTATATTACTGATATTAATAATATTACTAACGAAGAAATAGATAAGTTTAATAAACTTACTCCTGCTCAAAAGATTCTTTATATACAACAGAATTTTGGCGAAGATATAGGTATATTTAAATACTTCGATGTTAATAGTTTTAATGATGCTAATTATCGTAGTCAAGGATATACTGGACAACAAATTAAACTTCGTCAAGGTAACGCTTCTATTGATGCTATTCATAATGAATTTAATGTTGCATGGAATTGCACTAATCCTATTATTAAACTTACTCTTGCTGATATAGTTAAATATGCTTATGTTCTTGAAAATAATAGTTTCAAACAGAATAATGTTACAAGAGCAGTAACTATTGAAGTTCTTAAAAGTTTTGGCAATGGCGGTTTTAATATTGCAGAAGATGCAAAAGCTGGTATGGAAAACTGGCGTGTAACTTCCTCTACGGGGGGTCTCACTCGTAGATTGGCATTAGGTTATATTCGTCAAAATCTTGATACTTTTAATCTGCCTTATCGTAGTATTGACAGAATCAATAAAGTACATCCTGAAAAAGCTGATATTATCAGAAATATTATTAAATATGATGCTAAAAGAAATCTTATTGTTGATACTAATCTTGCTGCTAATGAATTAAGTATTGAAGATAGAGAAAATCTTCTTAAATATTACGGTTTGATTAATACAGATGGTAGTCCTCAACTTGCTATTAAAATTAAATATGCTGGCGAAACTCGTGTTTATACCGGTGTTTATGAAGATGGTATTATAACTTATGTTCCTATTAATAAACTTTCTTCTATTGATATTAATAAAACAACCGAAAACAGTGTTGTTAAACAAAACAATATTTACGAAGAAATAGACAATGTTGTAAATAGAATTACTGATAATAAACTTGCTAAACATACTGATTGGTTATTCATGAATGTTGTTGATGAAAACGATATTGTTAAAGTTGAAACTAATCCTTATGTTGAAGATGTTATTGCTAATAATAATTTCTTAGAAAATGTTTCTCCTGTTGTTGTAAATCCTGGATTTACCGGTACTGTTAGTTTTGTTGCACAAGATGGTTATGAATATGTTGCTACTCGTATAACGAGAGAAATAGCTGATAGTATTCGTGATAATAATCTTAAAGATGTAAATAGTCAAAATTATATTGACGTTCTTAATAAATATCCTAATCGTGATGTTGCAGAAGATTATCAACTTCATAGAGTTGTAATTCATAATAGCAATATTATGTATTCTGCTATTTCCGAAGAAGATAGTGTTGCTAAAGTATTTAAACAAGCTACAAGTTTTATTCGTTCTAAGAGTAATGTTGGTGATGAATTTGCTAAAAATGTTATAAAGAATTTCTATCATGCTAATCTTGATTATCTTGATACGAAAGCTATTGTTAAAAATATGCCACTTGCTGCTACTTCTATTGCTGATTATTTTGAAACTGTTTATGCTGATATAATCGGTCGTACTAATAATTTTATGGTTGATAATAATGGTAATGTTATGAGTATTGACGACCCTCGTGTTATTGAATATATAATTAAAGAAGTTGGAAATATTAATAGTGTAGTTGCTAAAGCCGATTTTGTAAATGAAGTCGGAGCTGCTATTGCTGCTGATGAGACCCCCCGTAGAGGATATGATACAGAGCTGATTGCTGCTTATAACGAAATTGTTGCTCTTTATAACAATAAGAAACTTACTGTTGATAACTTCCGAAAAGCATTTGCTAAATTCTTAAATATGAGTCCTAATAATTTTACTAATTTAGGTAACAGTATTATGGGTAGTGTTCAACGAGTTCTTGCTGATGTTGAAAATGATAATATTAAAACCGATTTCTTTAATATTATTAATACTGTAAATGCTATTCGTAATAGATTTAGTATATTTAAAGATTTAGCTGTTGATGGTCTTGACGAAGATAGCAAACGTGCTATTAATAATATAAAAGAAATTATTACTAAACTCGAAAATAATCTTGCTGTTAATAATGCTCGTGATAATTGGTTTATTAAATTCTATGAAGCCACAAGTAGTAATCCTATGGTAAAAGAACAAATGATGGACATCTTTACAAGTTATGGAGATACATCTTTCTTAGATATGTGGATTCAAGATGTTCATTTTAATCGTAATCCTATTATTCAAACTGTTATTAAAGAAGTTGATGCAGAACTTAAAAAAGCTGAGATTAATGGTAAAAATGAAGCTCGTGCTTTTGCTGAACACATGAAAGATATTAAATCTCGTGCTGCTAAAGCTGGTAAGTCTGTTAATTATAATCGAATGATTAAAGACGGTAGATTTATTCGTCCTTATGCTGATAAATTTGATGAAGATTATAATAAACTTCATGCTGATTATGTAAAAGCTGTTCAAGATACTAATAGTACAACTTCTATTGAAGCTTTACGTGCTAAATGGAAGAAAGATGCTTTCCTTGCTAACTATACTATTTCTCGTTATAAACCTGCTAATTTCTTATATGATGAGAACGGTAGAATTGATGTTATTATTGACGCTGATAAATTAACTCCTCAAGAAAAACTTGCTTATAAAGAAGCACTTGCTAATTCAGATAGAATGGATTATGTTACTGCTATGGTAAATCAAGATGCTAATATGCTTAAATATTATCCTGCTATTTTTTCTGAATATAAGAAACTTCTTCAAGAACAACAAGATATTATTAGTGTTGCTCAAAACGGTATTCTTAATGAAGAACAAGATAAACAACTTCATGAAATATATAGCAAGATTGCTTATCTTACTTCTACTTATTACGATGATACGACTGAAAAAAGTGAAGAAGATAAAGAAGCTTCTATTGCTCTTAGAAATTATATTGCTAATACTGCTAAATTAAAAGAATATTATCTTGATAGAAAAGCTAAAACTTGTTGGCAAGAACAACTTGATAATGCTCTTGATATTATTGCTAAATATGAAAAGCGTGATATTGAAGGAAGATTAATTGTTCCTCGTGATAGACTTATGAGTATTCCTGAATATGCTCACGCTAAACAATGGTTAATTAATAATGCTAATTATACTATTGATGAAGAATTTGCTAAAGCTCTTAATAATGCTTATTCGGATATAGCTGATACTCGTCGTGGTGGTAGTATATTTGGAACTTTAGTAAAGGCTAAGAAAGCACGCGATGCTTACGGTATTATTGATGGTAGATTATTTACTGATGAAGAAGTTGCTAAATTAAAAGACGAAGCTCTTAAAGGTTATAATATTAATCAACGTACAGGTTTACCTTATGCTGGAGTTCTTCGTCAAAAAGAAAATGGAGATGTTATTTATAATGATACTTTTTATAGTAAACTAAAATCAAATCGTCTTATTCCCGCTGAAGAAATGCAATTAACAGAAGCTGCTAATAGACTTCTTTATAAAGCATGGAGTGTTGATAAAAAGATATTTGATTTTGGTAATAAAAATCTTACTGCCGATGATTTAAAATTAATTGCTCAATATCTCGAAGCTGCCGGTCTTGCAAGAACTAAAGGCAGTAAAGAAGTTGCTGAATTTATTGAAGCTGAATGTGAAATTACTACTGATAATACTTTATGGTCAAGACAGCGTAAAGATGCTATTAATCGTGGCAGTGATTTTCTTGCTGCATGGGATGAAGTATTTAGTCAACGTAATGCTGATGGCGAATTAGTTCCTAATACTACTTTCTATGGAACTATTAAACCTAAAGATGAAAATAAATATATTAATAGAGCTAAAACTGATGCTGTTAAATTTATTAATCAACATACTAATATTGTTAATACCGAATATTATTATGAAGTTCGTGAAGAGATGATGAAAAAATCTCCTGCTGAATATGAAGATTGGTTCAAAAAGAATCATGTTCTTAATCCTTATACTAAAGAATATGAGCCTCTTCGTATTTGGACTACTACTGAATATGTTGACGACAATGGTGTTAAAGTTAAAACTAAATGGACGCCTAAAATTAATCAAACTAATATTGAACCCCGTAAGGAAACTACTAATCCGGAATGGAAAGAAAATTCTCGTAATTATAAACAAGGTAGTGGTTATGATAATATAAATTATAATAATCTTAATGAATATGAAAAAGAAGCTATTGATTATATGCAACAAACAATGCTTCGTTATGCTTTTACTAATAATAATAAATATTTTGTTAATGAGGGTTATCTTCCATCATTAAAGAAAGCTACTCCATTTAATGCTGCTGAAATTGCTCATCAAGCTTTAGGGTTTATTGGTTTTAGTTCCAACGTTCCTAATGATTTACGTTGGCATAATAATGATGAAATTAGTTATGATAATGATTATATCATGCCTAATATTATGCTTAAGACTATATTTGCTGATAATAGTAAAAAGAAATCTCCTGTTCCTGCATTTAGAAATGCTGATGAAACTCAAGCCGAATTTATTATTCGTAGAGAAAAAGTTCGTGCTGAGAACGCTAAGATAGAAGAAGAAAATAAAAAGATTCATGAAGAACTTCTTAATACTGATTGGGATGAAGTATTTGATACATTCATAAAGAACAGTGCTAATACTGCTGCTACTCAAACTATCAAACATCTTTTGTATAGTGCTACTGATGCTCTCACTCAACATAAATCTTATCAATTAACTAAGATTAAAGGTAATCTTGTTAAGGATGAGGCTCTTAGTAGTGAGAATGAAATTGAATATAAAATGACTAATAATAACAAAGCTGTTGAACAGGTCAAAAATTATATTCGTCGTGTTATATTTAAACAATATAAAGAAACTAATGCTCCTAAACTATTAAAGTTTGCTGGTTTGATGCAGAATATTTCTGGTACTAAATATATGACTATGAATATTACTGGTGGTATCGCTAACGTTCTTACCGGTAACGTTAATATTGGTATGGAACGTCTTGCTCGTGAATATTTTAATGAATCTGATTATCTTAAAGCTCAATCACTATATTTTGGCGGTATTGTTAGTTATATGTCCGGAATGTATAGTGATAGAAGTTCTTCTCTTCAAGATGCTATTATTAAGATGGCTAATGTTGTTGATTATGATAGAAAATCTGAAGTTGGCGAAGAAGATTTAAGAGGTTATATTAAGAAAGTTAAAGGTCTTATGTTTACTCCTCAAACTATTGGTGAACATAAGATGCAGAATACAGTTCTTCTTGCTATGATGGTAAGCCACAGACTTGTTCAAGATAATGATGGTAATTGGACTATTATGTCTAAAGAACAATATCATAGAGAAATGGACGAAAAAGCTTTGCTTAATGTTCTTAATGAAGAGCAAGTTGCTGAATATAATAAACTCAAAGAACGTATTCGTAATAACGAACAAGAACGTTTTGAATATAATACTTTTAAAAAGACTATTGTTAATAGTTTTGCTTCTGCTCTTACTAACGAACAAAAAAGAAAGTATATTGAAGAAAGAGAACGATTGATTGAAGAAGCTGATAAAGATTTCAAAGAAAATCATAAAGATGTTTATAGTCAATTTGAAATTACTAAAGATGGTTATGCTGAAATAAAATCAGATAGTCCTCTTAGTTATAAAGAATATGCTAAATTTGTTAATAAAGTTATTAATGTAAACAAAACTATTCATGGTGTTTATGATAAGAACGGTGCTGCTCTTCTTGAAACTAAATGGTTTGGTGGTATAGTAATGCAATTTCATAAACATCTTTATCCTGGTTTTAAGAAACGTTATCGTTGGAACGCTTATTATGATGAAAGCTTAGGTACTGTTCAGAAAGGTGCTTATAAATCTCTTATAGATTTTATTAGTATTCCGTTTGCTAATACAAGTGCTGAAATAGCAAGACTTAAAGAACAAGGAAATAAAACTACTGTTCTTCATGCTATTCAAACTTATTGCAAAAATCTTATAGATTTTGGAATACATATTAATCTTAATTATATGCTTGCTGCTGAAAGTGAACGAGCTAATATGAGAAGAGTTGCTTCTGATTTTATTTATGCCGGTGCTGCTATTGTTGGAGCAATTGCTTTAACTGCTCTTGCTGGTGGAGATGATGATAATGAAGAAGCTATTTGGTATAATCTTCTTATGTATCATGCTGACCGTCTTGCTTCTGAATCACAAGCTTATACGCTGTGGGGTTTTGTTGGTGAAGCTGATAAACTTTGGAGTAGTCCTGTTGCCGCAAGTACAGGTATTCAAGATACTCTTAAAGCTTTGTCTGTTGCTATTAGGGCTATTGGTGATGGCGAACTTCTTGAACAATATAAGACTGGTCGTTATGCTAATAGAACTAAATTAGAAGTATTCTTGACTAATAATACTCCTGGTCTTCGTGGTATTAAACGACTTCAAGATTTGCCTAATAATAATAGTTATTATAAACTTAATGAAAACCTTATGTCTGTTGTTCCTGTTAAAGAAATAGGAGAAAGTCTTAGAGATTAAAAATAGTAATATTATAAAATTTAGTATTGATGAAATAAATAATGATTATAATAAAATTATTGATAATTCAAAAGCTATTCAATATCTTATTAGACCTATAAATAATATTATAGATGATAAAAATAGTATTTATCTTCTTGCAAAAACTAATATTAAAAACTTATATATTATTAATCATAATATTATATTTAAAGGAGATTATAATTGCTTTATAGATTTATCTAAAGAATATAATACTGTTGGAAATATTATGTTTGATAAAAACGGAAATGTTTATCATAGCAAAATTACTATTAAAGATAATGGTTTTAATATTGATATAAGAACTAATAATTAACCGACTAATAAAAATAATATCCCCACCTACCATTTTGGTAAGCGGGGATATTTTGTATAGTTACGTCTACGAGAATAGGCTTCTTTTTGCCTACATTCGATTTTCTTTATCAAGATGATAGTTTGTATTACTCAAATGAGAAAATGTCTGGAATGGCTTTAAAATGAGCCATCTATAAATGAGTTCGATTAAGAAGATTATGAAAATTAAGAAGCACAATGCAAATATGATTATTGTCGACCCCCCGTAGAGGATTGCATTACTTATTACGTTTCTCATTCTCTTGTATAGTCTTAACAACATCATCAAAGTTCTTTATAAGTAGCCAAAGACCCTTAATAAGAAGTACGGCTACGATTACTATTTGTATAACGAATATCATAATTTCTTAATTAATTTCATAAAGTTAGTAGCATCTGTTTTCTTATCGAATACAGTATTTTTAAAATCAGTTCCGACTTTGATAGTTAGAGTTCTAAAACCTCTATCAGTCATTTGTTGAACAGCATAACGAGCAATATCGTTATCACCATCTTTTGTTTTAAATTCAAAAACTCTTAATTGTGCATCCATATTTATATATTTATTAAAATTAGTAAGTTCAGTATAAAGTTAGCCGATACTACTTTCACAAGCAATACCGGCTCAGTAATTCATCTAATTACGACTATTGCAGATTCCCCGTAGAGGATGAGCATGAACCTGTTTGATTCCTCTACGGGGGGTCTCCATGTCTTTATTAGAATGAACGGCAGAAACGGCAAGACTGGCAGTAATGTCAATCTTGCCATGTATAACATATAAAACTTTATTTTTGTTATTTAGCTACAATATGAACAGACTCTTCATCAAATTCATCCATATCATTTTCAATAGCAATAATATACATTGGTTCTCCCCAATTAGCATCAATAACAACTACTTCCATATCTTCTGGATAAGTTTGTAAATTATTAATAACATCTTTTACTTTCATAACAATAATTATTTATTCTGATATAATAGCAACTTTATCATCATGATATTCAACTTCAACAATATCTAAATTTTCATCCCAACGTTTATCATAAACAATAACTTCTTCATCTTGATTAAAAGATTGAAGTTTTTCAATAAGCTCGTATACAGTCATAGCATTAAGTTTTTATTTATTTCTTTTAATACCATTTTTAGCCCATTGAAGAACAAAACCAAGAGCAAACCAAAGTTGGTCTTTAGCTTTTTCAGAAGCATATTGTTCACCAATTTGTATATTAAAATTATCAGGATTTACACAAGCAGATTGTCCATGAACTTCAAATCCAGTAATAGTAGTAAGAGTTGTATTAGTTGTTTTAGTTCCAACTTTAACACTTTCTTTAGCAGCAATGAAATCTTCTATATCATTACGATAAAGCATATCGCCATTTTCATCTTGAATATGATAATAAGATTTATCAAATTCTTCGGCAGGACACCACGATTTATAACCATCAGGATAAGTTACTTCATAACCCATATCATCTGGGTGAGTATTACCGATTTTATAACCTGCACTAATAGCCATAGAAGCCCTCATAGGATAAGCTTCAATCATTTTAATTCCAATATACTTTCCCATAATTTATAATTTATAATAATCACCAAATCTATCAATAGATTCAGCAAAATTTTGTTGAAAATCAGCAAGAGTTCTAACAAATACCTTACTTTTAATATTACCGTTATTATCTATGCCACAATAACAAACAGCAGGTATCCATTTATCTCCTATATGCAAAACTTTATTATTATATTCAATAACTCTAAAAGGTTTTCCTGTATTAACATTAAAATAATCAGCTCCAATAATTGGAAGATTATTAGAGCCGATTGGAGTAAATTTATTTTCCTGTTGAGCCATGCCCACCATCTCCTCTTTCAGTTTCTCCTAAATCATCTTTAGAATTAACTTCTTCAAATACAACTTCAGGATAAGGAACAATCATTATTTGAGCAATTCTATCACCGATATTATAAGGATAATCATGTTCGTTACTTTCAACATTAGGACAAGTAGTTCCCTCATGATAACCTCCAGTATTTGAATTGATAACATCCGCTACGCTATCAATATCATAAGCTAAATAATTACAAGCGTTAATGATATGTTGACTTGTTCTATTCTTGAAACAAACAAGAATATTTCCTCTATAACCGCTATCAATAACACCAACATGATTAGTCATATAAGCATCGGTTTTACGATTAGAACTACGAGGATAAATAAGACCAACATATCCTTCAGGAATAGCAACACAAATTCCAGTGTCATAAACAAAACAATCAAGTTTTTCATCATAAGTAACGCTAACAGCGGTTAAATCCATACCGGCATCACCAGTTTTAGCATATTGAGGAATAATAGCATTAACGTTAGCTTTCCAAAGTTTTACAGTTACAGGTATTCTTTCCATAGTTTTATTCTTTTTAATTCGATTTTTACATTTAATAATTTCACCATTCATAACTAACAGCTTTTTCTAATTTCTTAGCTTTATCATTAAACAACAAGCTATCCATACGTTTAATTCCATCAGTAGAAGTATCTACATTAGAATAATATCCGCTAATAGCATTAAACGCACCCCAAGCAGTACCAGCTATTTCTTTTTGTCCAATACCATTTTGATAATAATCAAAAGTATCGACAATAGTATTTAGCCTACGAATACTAATTCCACTATCATTAACAGCAAGTCCATTACGATAAAGAAGTTCTTTATACGTATGTCCTGTATTAAGTAAATTATTTAATTCAGTATCAGTAAGATTATTTTCGCAAATATATTTAACAACATCATCATCGGTAACTTTTATATCAGAAAGAATCTTATAAGCATATTCAGTAGCTTCAATTTTCTTTTTAGTAATACCGAGAACTTCATGAGCCAATTCAATATTTTTATGAACACTTTCTGTATGACGAATACTAATACTATTAGTAGAAGTTCTTAAAGCCGCCGTAAGAGTATTCTGACATATAACACGAATAGGAGTAAACAAAATACGAACACCAGAGCTACCATCATGACTATTAACAAAAACTAAATAACTTTCAACAGGGTCACCTTTAACAAGAATATTTTGAGGAAGTTTAGCACTAACGAAAATTCTTTCGCCATTACCAAAACAACCAGCGGTTTGCCAAATAGCACTATTTTCTCCAATAACATTATCAAAGAATTTAAATGCAGCAGTATTTTGAACAATAGTATATCGTTGTTTTACATAACCTAACGGAGTATGATTATCGTCTCGATAAGTACAGAAAGCATTATCAAGTTTAGAATACATATATTTGCCGTTGATATGAGCTTCAACATCTTTTCTTTTAGCTTCAAGCAAATCATCAAGAGTTCTATCAACATCATCGGCAATATTCATTTTAGCTACAAGCTCGCATTTCTTAACAGTAAAATTAAGATTAGCAGCTTCCATACATTCCATAGAAGTTTTACAGTAAGTAACATCAGTTACACCTTTATAAACCCAAGGAACACCACGTGCAGTATAAGCCATAATTATTTAATTTGAAGAGATTGATTTTGACAAAGATATGCAACAAGAAGTTGAGCATTACGATTTTGAATATATGCTTTATAATCAGATTTAGAACTATCAATGCTAATATTAGCTTGATGTTCATGATTAAAATAAGTATTAATTATATCGTAATTAATTTTCTTGCATAATTCAATAAGAGGAATGGTTATTTCAACTTTAACTTTAGTAGATTCTAAATCATTGCGAGTAAATAAAGTTCCAAGTTTTTCTTGAATATGTTCAGCAACATCTTCATTTTCAGCAGCAAAGTTTTGATTGATAGCTTGAATAAAACTATCTTCATCGAGACTATCAACATCATCTTTATTTTGGTCAAGCATATCTACATTCCAAAGTTCTCTAAATCTTTCTAAACAAGCATCAAGAAGTTTAAGAATAAGATTAGTTTCAACAATACATTCAGTAGTACTACGAGTAGAAAGTCTACAATTATCAAGTTCAATAACTTTATTTCCAGACTTTCCAGTCTCCCCGTAGAGGAGCAAAGCTTCAAGCATACTATCTTTTAATCTTTTAGCAGCTCTTTCACGAGTTTTTTGAAGAACATCAAGACGTTGCTTTTCAGATTTACAAGCAGCAGCACGATTTTCAAGCATAAAAACAGCTCTCCGATAATTATCCAACTTTTTATAAAGTTCTTCTTTACTAATTTTAAGTTGATTTTCAATTTCATCAGTTATTTCGCCATCGCTTTCGATAATCTTATCAATAAGACTTTCAAGTTCAAAACTAATTGCATAAAGACTTTTTTCCATAATTAATTATTGTTTTTTATTTCATTTAATGCTTTTTCTTCAAGTTCAGGAGTTACATCCTCAAGACGAACACCTTTCATACAAGGGCATTCTTTCCATTGTATATTATAATTAATAGAAAGAAATAAAAGTCTTGTACTATTTGTATCAACAGCCATTATCCAATTATCCGGAGCAATTTCTACTTCAAGACATTCAATAACTTCTTTTTCTTTAGGCATCCAACCTTTAATAGTATCATGTGCCCATAAATTACAACAACTAAAATATCTACCTGTTAAAAAATTATTTTCATGTTCAAACAAACCTCCACTCCAATAAATAGCATTTTTATTTTTAGTCCATTCTTTAGTAGCAAAACTATATCTTTCAATAGGTTTTTTAGTAAAAGCTCCATTATAACTAATATCGCCATTTGGCTCTTTAAAAACATCACCTTTGCGAATATTTTGACAAGTACCATCAGCACTTATTTGCTGCCATTCATCATTAGTAAATCGAAGAGGACTAAGAACATTCCAATTACAAAGTTTTTCAACAAAATTAATTTCAAAAGGAGCAGAAAAACCAGAATTACCATGAGAACTAAATACAACTATTGCTTCAAGAACTTGTTGATACATCCAATCATTTGGACCACCTTTACCATCACCGTATCCAGCAAGTTTAAGTTCTCTAATAGCATGCTTGCAAATATCAGAATTATTAATAATATAATTCATTACTCTCTTATTAATAAGAGGGGTTTTAGTAAGTTTCTTAATATAACGTTTACTCTTTTTCATATCATTAAATTGTTATACCATATTTATAATGAAGTTGATTAACATTCACGCCATGAGCAACTTTATTCTTAGAAATAAGTTTTCTACATTTACAACATTTACATATACAATAAAGGTCGTAAACAACTTTTCCTTTAATGTGCCCATTTTTACATTTAGGATTATTAGCTTGATAGTAATATTCTAATTTAGGATGATTACATACAGATTGAGCAATAATATGTTTTCGTTTAAGTATTTTCTTTAGCAAAGTCATAACCTAATTGTTCAAGTTCATTTTTAATCATACCAGCAATAATTTTAGCGTTTTCATGAGGCTTACCAGTAGTACCATAATAACGCAAATCAATAATAGCACGCCATTCGTCGATAGAATAAGTATAAGCACAAACAGTAGCAGTATCAATAGGAAGAAGACCGCGAGCATCTTGTCTATGAACATTAAAATGATTAATCAAATATTTATAAGCATCAAATTTATCTTGACATTTGATTAAATAATATTCGGCTGCTTTATTATACGAGCCATCCTTATTATAAACAGCTTGTATTTGATTAATACTATTCATGCTAATCATGTTTATATTAATCCAATGAGGACAACAAAGAGTACCATCTTCATAAACATATCTTGTAGATTGTTCAGCAATATTATTTGGACTAACACGATTAAGTTCACGAGATGTACTTATTTGAGTAACAACTTTAAAAGTATAACGAAGCATATTAAAACCAATTTCTGTATTCTTAAATGTATCTTCGTCTACTTGATATTTACTAATAGCAGTAATAAAAGATGGATGTTCTAAAAGAAATTGACCATTTACAACAATATAAATATTTCTATTATCATATTTAATATCAATACCAACAATTTTTAATTTACTATCAACAACATTAATAAATGTATCAATAATTTTATGATAACCTTTGTTTTTATTAATAATATAATAATAAGAAGCATGACGAAAAACACTATAATGTTTACTTTCTATAAGACGTTTATAAGTAGCTTCATCATTACCACTTTCTCGTTTATAACAAACTCTTGCACAACGAACGGCATGAGCAATATCATTTTCTTGTTTCCAAAGTTCTACACTCGGCTCTATTATTTTCATAACTTATTTATTTAAAAATACCAATTAATTTACCAGCTTCTTCTTCCATAAACATAAAACTAACTCCATTATCAGTTTTAAGAATATAATCAGATTTATCTTTAAATAACTGAAAATTCTTATTTACGCAAGCTATTTGACCAGTACGATAAATTCCATCATCACCACTACGAGTAGGGTCAATAGCAATAACATAAACACCATCATCTTTATGTTTACAACATTCTTCACAAGCATCTTTAGAATAGCCAATAGCTTTGCCGTTAGCTTCGTCAATAGCTTTAGCATTCTTTTTATTTCCAATAGTGTTCATTATAATTTGCTCGTTCATAGCTTTGCAACAAATTGGACAAACCTCATGAACTAAAGCAGCAGAAAAAATATCAGACATATTAGTAATATTTTAAAGTTATACAATCGAGACCCCCCGTAGAGGAATTGAACTATTTAAGCATTTTCATTACTTTATCATAAACAGCATAATAAAGACCAATTAAACCATGATTGTTATCAATATCAATACAATCAGTAAGTTTAGCTATATCTTCACTTGCATGAGCATCTTTAGAACCAGCATCCTCTCTATTAATTCTAAAGACAACACCGCCATTTTTCAAAATAGCGTCAACTTCATTTTGAAATCTGCAATCAGCAATAATACAAAAACCGTTATAATGTTTAAGATGTTGAGCACGATTCATACAAATTTTTACCCAAATATTTTCATTAATATGATTACGGCAAATATCAGTACCGAACCATTGAAGAATATGTCTTATTTTAATAGCACATTCGTTATTGGGCATACCGAGATTACGAAGTTCTTCAAGACTATATTTGCTAATATGACCTTTAATAACAGCTTGGTCATCAATAACTTCACAAGTAGCAGGATTGTAATAATGAGCATCTTTTATATTTCTATCATCAAGAAGTTGACGTTTTATATTAAAAACAATACTAACACAATCTTTTAAAGCATCAGCAAAATGAATAATACTTCTATTATATTGTTCAGAATTATCATACCATTTCTTAAAAGTAGAATAAGTACCACATTCATGAACAAAACTAATCATAGAAGCAACGGTATTTTTACCGGAGTTCTTAACTCCAGCAATACCAATAAGAGGTCTTTTATTAAAATTCATATCATAATTATTTGTTATATCAAATATATAAAAGTTTTATTCGTATTATATAATACGAAACGACTCATTCTAAGGCGTTGTATTGAACGTTATGCAAAATCAATATAATTGTAAAGGACGCACAAGAAAGTATTCCACAGGGCAAAAGAATAGCATTCTCGCATATGTTGGCAGTCGTTTCTAACATATTCGCAATCGGTTACGGTATGGGCACAAAAAAAGGCTACTAACAGTATTACGACCATTAGTAGCCAGATTAATATCCTAATAAATTCGATAAATAACAGCTTTTTCTACATTGACATCATTTACAATATGTACATCAACATTAAAATCCTTATTACAATTAGGAATAATATAACCGATATAAATACGATAAGCGCCGGTATAATCTCTTTTAAGCTTGATAGCATCTTCAACTTCTTCTTCATAAAGACAAATATAATAGTTATATCTCTTTTCTTCATTATTATATTTTTGAAGAATATTATAAGACTTAGCATTAAAGTTTGTAAAGAGAAACAAACTCTTAAAAAACACAGAATAATAAGTCTTTTCTCTATCAACTTTCTTAGAACGTATAACATCAAAATATAATTTAATATTATTGGTATCAATTTTACCAATACTATCATCAGGTTTTTTATCAGTAGTTTTTATAACATCATCTTTCTTTTTTATAAAATTAAACGTAGGCATAATTATAATAAATAAACTTCTTTAATATGAAAAGGAACTTGAGCTATACCACTTCTTTCTCCAAAAGTTATAAATACATATTTGCCAATATAATCTTTCTTATTTCTAAGAATTTCTTCTTGTTTAGCATGAGGATAACTAAAACGAGTTTCAAACGTTTCTTCATTAATATCATTACGACAAGTAATAATAGGAAGATTACGTTTTTGTTCAGATTGAATATCAACAATCAAAAACTTACCATCAGTTTTAGATTTAAACTTTTCCATATAACCAACACGACGACGACCATATTGATAATCAACATTTGGATTACGAAGTATCAATCCCTCAAATCCTAATCTAATAAAATTATCACGAAATATAACAGCATTGTTATCACTATAAACATTATAATCAGGAAGAATAACTAATTGCTTAGTATTATTAAGATGCTCATTAATATCAACAAAATGAGCAACATTACCTAAATTGTGAGTTCTAATATCACTTCTTCTTTCTTGAAGCATATCTTGAATAGCTATATCATAACACCAAAATTGAAGAAGCTTATTTTCTTTACAATTTGGGTCTTTAACAAAATGATTTATTTCATTAACAGTATGACCAGGAAGATAAACTTCACCATCAAGAATCCAATTATCATTAAGCATACTCAACATAAATCCTGGAGGAATAGCATCAATTAGATAATCTTCAAGATAAGTAAGAGTATGCCAAATAAGACCTTCTCGACTTTGAAATTTAAGACGAACAGAACGAAATATATCATCTGTTCTATAAGCACTAATAAAACAACGAAGACCATTAATTTTCCATTGTCCTATCATATTAGGAATTTTACTCCAAATCTTGCCAGTATAAGATTTAGCAAGCATAGGAAGAATATTTCCATTATTTTCATTAGTACGATAAGACGGAAGATAAGCTGAAAGAAAAGAATAAAGAGCATCTGTTCCATCCTCTACGGGGGGTCTCCCGTTATCATCCTTTATATCGTCTAATGCAACATAACCTTGTTTTCGTTTATCATTATAACGAGATTGAAGTTCTTTATTAGCATCTTTTTGAGTAACAGCATAAACTTCATTACGAATAATTCCTCTAATAATACCATATTCAACAACAATATTATTTCCGGTAGCGTCTAAATATGCTCTCCAACAACAAGGTTTTTCAAGATTATTTTTTCTATATAACCATTCATTCATGTTTCTTAGGTTTAAAACTACCAAAAGCAAAATTCATAGTACGAGAATTAAGAGCTTCAAGACGTCTATCGGCAGCAGTTTTTCTTAGTTTACCGTCTTCGGATAGAGTTTCAGTACTAACTTTTCCACTAAACATGTCTTTAGTTCTAACTTTTCGAGTTCTACGTGCAGGTTCTTTAACATCAGTATTGGATTCTTTTTTCTTATTACCTTTACCTTTTTTATATTTACCGATTTCCGGATGATTTCTCGCGAAGAGTTCGTTTTCTTTATCAAGAGTTTCAAATCTTTTTCGGTAATCAGCACATCGTTCATCAGATAATACTCCTTTATCAATTCCATCGTCTAAAACATAATTAAATTTCCAACAAGTACGGTCGTAAGCATAACAATTATAAGTAATAGGATAACCAACATTTTCGATATATCTTGAACAATCAAGTTCTTTAAGTAAACTATCAAGAACTTTTTCATGACCTTTAGACTTTATTTCTTCAGCCATGAATCTATAATCAAAATTGTCAGGACTAAAACTCATAATTTAAAAATCACTTTTATTGCATTTAAATATAACCACACGTTTAGGATTGCCAATAATACAAGCGTTATGTCTATACCATAAAATAGCATCAGAAGTAGGAAATTGTTTAGGTACATTATCAAAAGTACAAACGCCAGTTTTATAATCAACATTAGAGTAGACCATGTTATCAGTTTCTCCACTTCCGAGCAAACCAAACTTTTTAATAGCATCAGCATCTTCTTCATTATCAATATCTACTTCACCATAACAAATTGTAGAACGTTTATCAATAGTAAGATTATTACAATCTTCGCCTAAACAAAGAGCTTCGTTTTCATCAAGTTCTTTTTCTTGTTCAGTTGTAATCGGCATCATTACTATTATCTTCTCGTGCATATCTCTAATACGGCATAGCACTACTTTCTTCCGTATCCCAAGCAAGTTTATCTTTTTCTCCATTGTCTTTATAGTTTTCTTCTATATAATTATAAACATCAATAATAAGTTTATCAATAATTTCTCCGGAATATTCTTTCTTAAGTTCAGCAAAATCTTTAACATCATATTCTTTAGGAATAACAAAAGGAATAATATTATAATTATCTCTAAGCCAAATAGCCTCACGATAACCAGTCATATCATTATCCATAAGACTAATAATACAGCCTTTATCATTAAGTTTATTATGAAGATAATCGTATTCTTTTTGTTTAAGTCTATAAGTTTCAGATGGAATATTAATAACTCCAATAGACATCCTATTAGTGGAGACCCCCCGTAGAGGATTGAACTGTATAAAATGATTTTCAATAGCAAGCCTATCTTTACTGCTTTTGGTAATAATTATATAATCATAATTATTAAGTTCAAGATTTAGCACACCCTCAATATGATTACTGTTAGTAATAAATCGAACATCGCCTTTCTTACGATTAGGAAAATACAATTTAATATTATAAATACCATTTTTATCTTGTCCTAATACATAAGCATAACAAGGGTCTTTACTATCGTAAAAATATTTAGGTTCAGGATTAATATAACGATTAATATAATATTGGTCAATAGCGTAAACAAAATGAGTATTAAGATGATTAAGACTAATACCAAATTGGTTCCAATATTTTTTATCATTATTATTCCAGGGGCGAGGAACTATTTCAATAATACTTTTAGTATTACGAATAGTTTGAAGAGAAGTTTCTATTTGAAGTTTAATGTTATCATCTTTTTCTTTTCCATAAATTATATCACGAAAAGTATATGCAATGTGACGAAGAACAAATTGAAAATCGTTCTTATTATTGATATTAATATTTCTATTGACAATACCAGACAAAACATAAGCAACTGCATCAAGACAATCGCCCCAAAAGTAACCAGCAAAATCTCTACCTTTAAGCATACCTTTGTCGTTATAACGAAAACCAAAACTCGGATGTTCATCAACACGAAAAGGACTGGAAATTAAATCTCCAGTATCAATACAATGTTGAATAACATAGTCGCTAATTCCGGTATAAACGGCAAATATTGTAACTTGACTAACTTTGCTAAATAAATAACTTTTGGTTAGATTAGTATTATTAATATTTCGTCTCATATTATCATTCTCGATTGCATATAAAAGAAAAAGGTCTGAACTGCCAAAATAGCAATTCAGACCTTTCTAACCAAACTTAGAGTTGTTTTATTACAACTCTTTTTCAACCATCAGCAATTATATAAACACACATTTAGAACGGCAAATCATCAGTCGGATTAGCACTTGCTTGAGGAACAGCACCCATTCCCATAGGAGCAGCAGCGGCAGCAGGAGCACCAACAGGAACTTGCGGATTAAATGCAGGAGCCATACCAGGAATTTGAGGAGCAGTCGGAGCTTTAGCTACTTCACGATAAATAATACTTTCTTTGGAAGCATCGACATGAAGAACTGGAGCACGATTTTGGTCAAACAGTTCTATATAACCTGTACCAACAAATGATGGGAACGCAAAATCACCAGCAGAATTACCACTTGCAACAGGTTTCCATTGACCTTTAATCTTAGTAAAGCGAATAAGTTTAATCCAAAGAGGAAGATAATTACCGGTAGCAGATTTATAAACAGGCTTACCATTATTTTCCATATAACCTAAGAAATTCTCAAACAGAGTTCTCCAACCGTTAAGAACAACTTCCGGTTCAACAGGAACATATTCCATATCATCGTTAAAGTCCTCAAAAGGCAGTTCAAGAGCATCCATCATTTCTTCGCTCATAGCATTGCCTTTAAGAACAAATACATTAAGAATATGTTTCAACCAATTCATAGGTTGTTCAACTTTCCATGCTTCATCTCCACCAGGAATAGTAAGAGCATTACTTTCAGCAGGAGAGATACGAAGAGTAACATACTTTCTTACACTTGGGTCTTTAGCATTAGATGCAAAAGTAAATACTAAAGATGGAACAGCAAGACCAGCAAAACTTACCAAAGAACTATCTTCTTTTTGAGTAGCCCATGCAAGTTCAACGCTTTCAAGATGAGCTTTAAACAAACCAGTAGCCTGGTCAATATCTCTTTCGTCAAATTTAAGACGAGTAGTACCACGAACTTCACCTAAACCACGACGACGTTTCTTAGGAGCAGCAGTAGTAGCAGTATTACCAACTTTAGTTTCATTCGCATCATTTGCTGGATTTGCAACTCCAGCAATTTTAATTTCAGCCATAATTTAAACGTTTAAATAATTATTAAAATTAGATATAAGAAAGCCCGAACAATCAACATTTGTATCATGTTCGGGCTTATAAGGTAATCAGAGATGGAGAATAATATTATTCAGCTACTTCATCAGCGGCAGCTTCATCATCACCTTTAGATTTACGAGAGCTTTCAGCATCTTTGTATTCACCAAGCATAGCTACCTTAACGATAACTTCTTTATGACCATTGAAATAAGTAACTTCACGAAGTTCTTTAACATCAACTTCAAAAGTACGAGACATTTTCTTAGCTTCTTCGCCCAAATCTTCTTTCAATGCACCCCAAACAGCAGAGTCAGAGAAAGTCAGAGAAACACCAGTTCCGGAAAGATTAGAAGAATTGCTACATTTAGAACCGTAATACTTGTTAACTTGTTCAGGATTAACAGCGTTAGCAAGAATCTCGATTTGTTCTTCTTTAGTAATACCCTCAACTTGCAAAGAAGCAGCAAATTCGGGTTCGCCATTTTCAATAGCAGCTTTCAGAACATCATCGAAGTTGTTAGTAACATATTCAACTTTATCTGTCTTAGACATACGTTCTTTAGTTTTAACAGCGTTACCGTTCTTGTCAAACATTTGAATACCCTTAGCGATACCCCATTCATCGAAAGCTTCGTGAATAGCTTTAACACCCTCTGGAGTACTCATATCAATATTTTCTTCTGCACAGAAAGCAACAAGATTTTCGTCTTTGTTAGCAATAGCTTGCTCGATAGCGTCAATGTTAGAAACGAACATGATATAACCGCCATTAGTAAGACCCAATGCACGAGAAACAGCAGGAGTAATACGGAAACTACCAACAGTAGGATTAACTACCAATTCGGGTTCAGAAACTGCGTTACGTTTAGCAACATTAACTGCACCAAGACCAAAACTCAACTTTGCGTTACCTTTAAAAGTTTTCATAATTTAAAATTTTAAATTGTTAATATTAACCTCAACATGAGGCTTGATTTAATTCTTAATTTCTTCGGGTTGAATATCAATAATATCAGCGTCTTTTAATTCAGCGCCAGCTACTATCTTCAATTCAGTTGTTTCTGCCACACCAAACAATATGTCAGAAGCAATGTCACGAGCAGCATAAGTAAAAGCTCTATGACCGATAAGTATTCGAGCATACTTTTTATAAGTATCTTTATCGAACATACCAGCAGCTTGAGCTTCATTATAACTAAAGTGACCAATAGCACGAACTTCCTTGCCATTAACGTTACGAACAAGTTCATATTCAGTAACGAAATCTACTGGCTTAGCAGGAATACGAGTAACAGGAATCTTCTTTTCAGCGATAATGTTATTAGCATGTTTTTGATTAATAGCGACTTTATGATGTTCAGTAAGTTGGTAATCACGATAAATATTACCATTAAAATCTTGATACCATTTTACAGGATAAACATAAATATGGTCGTTATTAACATCAGCTTCTGCAAGTTTAGCAGCTTCATCAGAAGTTTTACATCTAATAGCATATTCGGGAAGAAGATTATCAACATAAACATTAAAACCATCAGTACATTCGTACTGAGCCACATAATCTTTAGTCAGTTCCCAAGTTATGGCTGCCTTTGATAATAATGCTTTTATAACATGAATATCAACACCTGTTTTACCATTAATAACATGAATATGTTCAATACAAGTACTAAAAGGAAGATTTAAATCTTGCGCTCTCATCAGAATAGCAAGACCATCATTAACACTTTTAATACCGCCCTTATCACTTCTCATAATCTTAGTGAGAAAGTTTTCAGCAACAGCTAATTGTTTATCATCAAAAAGATTAATAGAAGAAAAGCGTTGATTGTTGGCTTGATGTTGAAGTTCATTATTACTTGCAGCAGGAACTTTATCTGCAAGTAAATTTTCTTTAGTTTCGTTTTCTTTATTCTCCATTGTATCAAAGACCAATTGTTTTCTTTATGATTACATAGACAAAGATATGTATTCTTACCATTATATCAATCATCACTAATGAAAAAATTAGCACGTTCATTTCTTTTAACTATTGAATGCAGCACGGATTGTTTCTCCTTTTCGAGTTCCTTTTCTTCCAACGTACCAACCATATATAATTTATATATCTTAGCACTATCTCCATTAAAGCTAATACCATTAAAGCGATAAATAAACTCTTCGATAGTATCATTAAACGGAGTAGTGAAAATAACCGCGTCTACGCTTGTTTCCAACGCATCAGACGAACGATTTTTCATGCTTAATATATATAATAAGGTATTACGTTCAGTGTCTGTTAGAGAGCCGCTATTTGGGTCGAGATTGAACCGTTTCAGATTGATTGACGAGAGAGCAGCAGATTTAAACAGTTTAATATCACCAGCTTTAGCACCAGTTTTATAACGAATATAATCGCCAGTTTCTTCATCAATAATCGCTTTAGGAGCAGCCTTATCATGATAATCACCGCAAGGAATATCATTATCAAGCAAACATTCAGTAATTAAAGCAGCAAATTCAGCTCTTTTACTAACGATAAGAACTTTCTTATTAGCAAGCTCATTTTTGAGCAAATTAACAACAACATTAAATTTAGCTTTATTATCAGTAAGAAGATTCTTTCTTTCTCTCATAATATTATAAGCAGCAGTAGCCTTTTCTTCAATAACAATAGGATTGAAATATTCATCTATTTGTTTATCAAAAGGACTATTTTTATCAAGATTTTCATGCCAACCGTTATAAGAAGCAATACTACGTCTTACTTGTTCAGCACTTTCTCCAGTAATTTTATTACCAACACGAGCAAAATCAATAGTTTCAAGATTACCAAAGATGCTAATACAACTGCTAATATAATCACAATATTCATCATATTTAGTTCTATCAGCATCGTCAAGATAACATGGAATCTGGATTTCCTCTAAGGGGAGTGTGAATCGGCTTACATCGGCAACTTTAGCTTCATTCATAGCTGGAAACATAGCATAAATTTCAGCTCTATCTTTAGCAGCAAATTTATCTTTTTTAGCAGTAATATTATTAATAATAAACAAATTAAATTTTGTTCTACTAATAACACAATTAACACCAGAAATAGTATTAAGATTAATATAAATAGCAATATTATATCTATAATTTACACTACTTTTAATATAATCAACACTAAGACAAGTATAATTAGTTTCAACTATACCAGCTTTTTTACAAACATCTACAACATGAGAACGTGTTTCATAACAGTCAACAATAACTATAACTTTAACATTAGGATTTTTAGCAACACTTTTACTTATAATTGTGGAACAAATTTCTGCATAATCTTCTTTCATAGCATCAAGATTGTAAGAAGCATTAGCATGAAAATCTTTTACCCACTTAGTAGCAATATCGTCATAATAATTATTAGGAAGAGTTTTCATAATTAGTCATCAAATAAACGATTATACATACCAGCTTTCTTACGAATCTGTGTCTTTCCTTTTCCTTTAGGAGTAATTGCGAGTTTTATAGGATTGATAATATCATAACATTTATTGTAATAATACTTATAATTAATATTACGACTAACAATATCTGCATCATCAAGACTATTTATAACACAAACTTGCATTCCAGCAGCAAGTCTTGAACGTTCTCCTGTAACATTATGAACTTTCTCAACGGTATAGCCATTATTAGTAACATAAAATCTAACATATCTTTGACATACTTTAGTTTGAAGTTTACCATTGATAACTTTAGTTTCTTCAACATGAAATTGACGACCTACATTTTGAGTCATACAAAAATCAAGTATATTGTTACTGTTTTGAAGAGTAGTCATAATAGGAACATTATTAATGAAATACTGATAAACAGCTTCTGCAACAATAGGCATACTATAACCTTTCTGTAAATCATTAGCATACATAAGAGGATTAAAGTCACCTTTAACTTCATCTTTAAGTTTTAGAGCACCTGTTTTCTTATCTTTAATTCTAAATTGAGCAAGATAGTTATTAACATCACGAGCAATAAGACAATGAAGAACATCAGCGTCCATACTCATACCAGTAGTAGTTTGCCACCAATTAACAATACGGTCAAAATCAGCCTTTTTATCTTCATAAACTTTAACCATAAGACCATCAGTATTTGCAGATACAGCCTGAATACCATTAAGTTCTAATTCTTCACAAAGCATAAGAAGCATAAGCTGTCCATTAACAGTAACTTGAAGAGTAGCAAGACGGTCATATAGAGGCCCTTGTTCAAAACCAAATTTTCCGTATATACTATTAATAACTATCTTAAGAACTAAAGCAAGAACATCACGAGGAATACCATCTATAATAGATTCATCACTATGTTTAACTTCAACACGAGTATCTTTCATCCACTGTATCAAATTACGAAAAGCAGACTTAACCATGTGTTTAGGAGCAACACCATAATAAGCCATTATAGAAGGATAATAAGACGACCATTTAACCTTATAACTTTCATTATAAGTTTGACTATATCTTACTCTAATAAGAGTTTTTGCGCTTCCATTTATATAATTTATAAATGTACTCCCATAATGGGATAGTCGATGAACCTTACTCATATTATGATTCTCATCATTATTTAGAGTCTTGGCTGCTGATTGTCATATAATAATAGTTTTTCAAGCGTTCACATTTAGATTTTCATCTTGTGTTGTAGCACTATTATCTTCACGAGTTTCCAGCAATTCACAAAATTACGACGCATCGTCACTTACGTCGGCATGATATATAGTAAATCTTCTATCAGCAGGTTTATCAACGAGACCCCCCGTAGAGGAACGATAAGTTCCATTCCATTCAGTTGTACTCCATATTTCCATAGGTCTATCAGCACTATGAAGACCGCCTGTAGCAAGATTATATTCAGTATCTCCAATTTTAACAGTTCTACTAAACGCATCTTTACTTACTTTATAAAGAACAAGTTTCTTCATATCAGCAAGAAGATTTTGTAATTCAAGAGTTTTAAATTGAACACAATCAAATATAATCTTATTAAGGCTCATAGCAGTTCTAATAGTTCTACCATCTTTCCATTGTTTATAAGGAATACCACTAAATTTAGTATAGAACTTCTGAAACAGAACATCAGCCATATTACTACGACTGCTGCTAAGAACATCTACTCCATAACTTGCGGTAACAGCATAACGAGATTTAATCTCGCTTGAATAAAGACGAACAATTTCTGCAACAATAAAAACATCATTAAGATTATAATGAAGCATATCGGGAATATATTCATCAATAATATATCTATGCCATTTCTCAACAACGTTATTAAGTTCACGAATACTCATGCCTTTATACTTAGGAATCTGATTATAAATATCAGCATCTTTTTCGCATATTGGTGGCAATTCGTATTCTAATAACTCGTACCATTGCAGATTAATAGAAGTCTGTTTAAGACCTTTAGGAATATATTTCTTTTCATTATTTTTATCAATATAAGTACCAGCTTTATTAAGAGCAAAGATTTTCATAACATCAATATCAATATAGGGAAGTCCAAACTTATTAAGACTTCTCATAAGAAAATCATTATTAATTTCTTTTTTATCTTTATCTTGAAGCTCAATAATTTTCTGACTTGTATTGAATAATTTAGTAATAAGTTCTTTAGTAGTATCACACTGATTAAAATACATCAATAAAGCTGCAATCATAAGTTTATCATAACTACGACTATTATATCCGTATAAATCAGTACGAATAGGAACATTATTTTCATCAATCATAAAATGATTAATATATTCAATCATTTTGAATAATTGAGAATCATCTTTATCTGTAATATAAAAAGATTTATGTTTAACAGTAGAAAGTCTACGTTTGATTTCTTCAACAGTAAGTTTCTGAATCATAGGTATTCTTTCTTCTTTATCGTTAACACAATCTTTAAATACTTCAAGATAAGAAGCTAAATCAACAAAAGTAATAGAAAAGAAATTAGGAAGAATTTCTACATCGTAACATTCACATCTAATCACTACCCATAAATTCTTTTATTATTAATATAAGTAATAGCTTTAAATAATTTATCTTTTACAGCAAACAAATGCTTGACATCATCAAGTTTATTCAAAGAGAGAGGGATATATAAAATAGGATAACCATTAATAATAGTACTTTTTCTTTCTCTTCCATCAATGAAAGCAACATCAAAAGCTCTACCGAAAACAATTATATATTTTACATATTTAAGACCGAGTAATTCATTGCCTAATATTCTTGCACAATACTTATTGGAATTACCAGCAAGATTATAATTAGAATAACAAGGACATTTAATATCATAAGTAACATACGCTTGTTCAAGTAGTTCATAATTGGTAATATCAAGCCACATAGCTTTTAGAATATTAATAAACTTATCACGTTTCTCTTTACCATAAGTACGAGGAATAATAATAAGAGTATTAGAAGTTACAGTACCAATTCCTACTTCAATAGTACGACCTGTATTAAATAGTCTATTAGGACAATCTTTACAATGTTCACAAGTATCTACCGTCATATAGAACAACATTACATGAATATAACTGTTGAATATGTATAAGTAGTTCCTTTAGGCATTTCCTTAAGAATAACATCATTTTGTCAAAAACACTAAAACCATCATTTTTAGCATGGTCATCATTCCACACTCCATCTTCTGGATTAATAGCAGCAAGAATAAATAAAGGATAGTCAATAGTATATCCAACAATAATATATTTCTTTCCTGCTATTTTACATTCTTTACCAATATATTTATCAATATTATTAGTACCAACTTCTTTAAAATCAATTTTATCCATACCGCAATACGAGAAAATTAGACGCACGACTACAAGCAACATAAAGACGACGACGCAAATCGTCAGCATCAGTATAAGGATGTCCATTCTTATCATAAACCATATCATTAACATCTATAAAAACATTTTTATATGTACTACCTTGACTTTTATGAGAAGTCAAAGCAAATCCATAATCAATATCACGTTTAAAAACTATATTACCAAGATTATCTCGAACATCAGTAAGAATTAAATATTTACGTTTAAAAGCAAAATATTTCTTCCATTTAGAAGCAGCCATTTCTTTACTTGCAGCTTTGGCATCATCTATAAGATATTTAAGTTCTTGACAATAAGTTATAAATGTAGATTGGTCGGTATGATTAATAATAAAGAGAGGTTTAGTTATAGCACCGCCATGAATAGCTTGAAACTTAACCATAAATCCTTTAAAGCCATAATCGGAGTCGGTAAAATTAAGAATATCACGAATAATATAATCTTCGCTATTGTTAATGATAATATCATTGAACTCGTCAACAATAGTTACATAACTCATAATAAGGTCGTTATTATTAAGAATAGATTTTTCGGCACTTTGTATAATACTATTACGAACATATCTATTCCAAATTCCAACAGCGCCATTAGTATAAGCTATACAACGATTAAGGTCAACGTTCTTCTCGAAATCTTTATTACTAAAAGCACGAGCAACAAGTTCAGTGAAATCATCAATTCCAACAACTACATAACCTTTACCGTCAATTACATTTCTTCTATGATTATTGATATAAGTAAGAAAATTATAAGTTTTGTTCTTAATATCTTTGCGAAGAATATCAAGAAGAGTTCTTATCGGATTATCATCATCTTGACGAACAATTTCTGTTAAACGATTAATTTTAACAGCTATTTTAAAAGCGGATGATACAGCTTCATTAACAGGAGAAAGCTGACTATCATCTCCAATAACAATGATTTTAATTTTTTGACGGGCACAATAACGAGAAATATAATTAACAAGTGCACGGTTAAGCATAGAAGCTTCATCAATAATAAGAACTCTACAATTTAACTCTGTAATTTTTACACCACCAATAGGATTAAACGCAGGATTATTTGGGTCAAAATCTTCAATATTAACATCAAGACGAAATCCAAAAATTTTCTGAATAGTTTCAACTCTATGTTTAGTAGCGTTACTTAAAACACGGCAAGCTTTGTGAGTAGGAGCAGCACAATGAATCATTGAAGAACTAAACTTACAATGGTCAATAACATATTTAGTAACAAAAGTTTTACCTACACCACCAGCACCACATAATGCTTGAATATTATTTCGAGCATCAAACGGTGCAGCGATAAAATCAATAAGATTGGTAACAGCAGCTTCTTGACCTTTATTTAAAACAACATTATCGTTATCTCGTTTTCCAATATCAAATTTCATTACCAATCAAAATTAACTTCAAGTTTATCATTGTTATTATATTTATTAAATTTTCTAATAGCTTCCGCCATTTCGACAACATCAGCAGGATTATAAGAAGAAACAACATCAAAAAGAACTAAATCGTCAACAGTTTTGATTATCTTTCCTTTTACAATAAGACCGATAGATAGAGCAGAATAAAATTTTCTGTGCATCTTACAGCGTTTGTCTTTATCACGAATAATCTTTATTCTATGTCCAAATTTATCACGTTTTCGCATATATACATTTTTCTTCTTATAAGTATCAAAACTTTTAAGAGTAAAAGTATAAAGATTACCTTGATAATTGCATTTAGTAAAGCCATTCTCATCATTAACTACAATTCCGGTAGCTTGTTTAACAAGAACAACTTCTTTCTTTGGCGGTTCTCTTTTCTTCTTTGGGGGATTAAAAGAGAAATTAAACGTTACCATAATTATTTGCGAATAGCTTTCTTGCCATTCATAATTTTAGTAACATTAGAAGCTATATCAATCTTACGATTATGCTTAGCAACTACATTATCATTCTCTTCAACATCTTTAGTTTTCTTCTGTTCAGCAACATCAGAATAAACGCGAGTATAACCACAGTAATTACAAAGAAAATCAATCTTACCATTAGTGCTATTTCCTAAAGCAGCACCAACAACAATAGTAATTTTCTTACCACCGCTAATCTTAACTCCATTTACTTTGTTAAGTTGACGAACAACTCCAACTTCATCGTAATTTTTTCCCATAACTTTACATTGGTTAAATTAAACATATAGATAAATTAAATAGCCAAGAATAATAACAATAGTTAGAATAACAACTTCACTATCGTATTTATTATTCTTGACTAAATCATTCCAAAACCATATAATAGTCAATACTGCCAGTATTACTATTTCGCTGATTAAGCCACTCATGACAATCAATACATTGAGACCCCCCGTAGAGGATTGAATAGATTCATGACAATATAGCTTTAGTTAAAACTGCACTAATACTAATAATAATAGCAATAGCAACAGTAATAATTATAATAGCTTTAATCCAAAATTTGACTTCCCAATTCATTTCTTATCACTAAAATTAATTATTTGACTAAAATAAGGTAAATCAACTTTATATTCATGAAATAGTTTTATTTCAACAGGAACTCCAGGAATAGAATTCTTTTTGAAATAACGAATGGCAGACATATAACTACTATTTTTATTAGTAGCTATTATGATAATCTTAATTTTATCATCTTTATCGGAAGTATAAAATGTAACCATAGAATTATAAATTTAAAGATTCACAAAGTTTTTCAATATCAATATCATTATTCTTAATAGCAGCTTCGATTACATTCTTAACATCATAATATCTTTCATTCTCATTAATAAACGTATTTATAGATTTAGCGCCATCAGCAGCATTATTATTTTTAATAATGTCCGCAACTTTATTAAAATCTTTTTTCATTATAAAAACGAGAATATAAGCAAGAATACTTTTGCAAGAAACTACTAAAGCATCATACGGTATTGTATAAAAACCTTTATCAATAATAATACTAATACTTTTAGGATTATCTGCTTTATTTTCAAAAATTGTTATAGTAGGAACATATCCATCGGCATATATAGCATAACCAGGCTTTATGCAAAATATATCTTTTATAGTATCAATGCATTTATGAAGACCAGTATTATTATATTTAAATAAAGCACTAAACAGAATAAAAGTTTTAACATCATCCATAGCATCAAATTAAAATAGATTCAATTAAATCAGGAAAATAACAATCAATAGTAGCATGATATTTATTATAATTAGCTTTTAAATCAATGCCAATACTTTCACATGTATCTATAATTTCATTAATAGCTCTCATATAAAGACTCTCATGCTCAACTATATTATAAACAGAATGTTTATTATCACTTGCTAAATAACAAATATAAGCAAGAATAATTTTAAGACCAGTTTTAAAACAAATAGTTTTATTATCTAATTTAATCTTATCTAAATATATAACAGTACATTTATCGTCATGGTTAATATGTATCACAGGACAGTAAATACTATCAGTAATGTTATAAATAGAAACCCAAATGCCAATACTTTCTTTAAAAGATTTATTAATTTCATTAATACAAATTTCATTATCATAAAATTCATCTTCAAGAAAAGCAGCAAGAAGAATATTAATTTTAATATTAAGCTTCTTATTATTAGTAAAATAAACCATAATATCAATATTATTTTTAAGTTGTTTCTGTTATATAATACAAAATGAACGCGAATAAGGCTCGCTATTCAATTTTCATACGCTTCATGTAGGATTAATCATTTTTGCGATTAAAATGCAATGATGGGGCTGCAATGAAGCGCAGAAGCCGATGTTCGGCTCTTTTTAAGAAAGTGTTCAGGAACGAATGAGCACACGCGATTCGGAGTAGTACGAACAGTATAATAAGGAATATTAGTATGAATATCAACACCTTTATCCTCAATAACACCATAACAACGTTCAGTAGAAAACCAAACAGTGTCACCAATACGAAAACCACAAGCTTTATCAAAATTAGATTCTTGTAGTTCAGCAGCAATTAATTCTTCTTTATTGTCCATAATTTAAATATTTATATAATTAATAAAATGAATAGTATCAATACAAAAAAGCCCAATACTATTCTCACGAACAATATCGGGCGAAGTTTAACCTTTAAACAAAAACTGTAATTTAAGGCAAGAAAAGATTTACAAAACACAAGTAATAATATTAATTCAAATTTAAACTCTAAGACAAGCAAGATGCTTGTTTCGGCTTTCATTTCAGCCATCATCAGTTAGAGAAGTTTTTAAAAACAGAGTACCAACTTCACAGTCACCTCTGTTCAGAACATTACTTAAATAACATGAGTTACAATTAGCACTAATTTCACAATCTGTACCAACTTTGGAATAAACTAAATTAGCAACAAATCCAAAACAAGTATTTATGGTTTTTATTAGAACTATTTCTACGTCTTTTAAGTTCAGCTTCAATCTCATCATCAGTAAACTTATCAAAGACATTTTCCTTATCAGCATCTTTATGTTCAATAACAGATTTAAAAATACTATTAACAACGTTTTGATGCTTAAGAGAATGATGAGCAACAATACTGAATACTTCTTTATATTTACGTTGAGTAACTGCATCAAGCTTATCCCAAACTCTATCAACATGAATAGCTAAAGCAACCCAATAATCAAAAGTATTATTATTATTTTTACTGATAAGGTTTTTAATTTCATCGGCATTAAGAGACGTTAAATACTTAACTTTCTTAATATACATATCAGCATCACGAGTCAATATATAAGCAATCATATCATCAGAAGATAGTTTATTGCTCATATCACTAAAAAGCGCATTAATTAATTCTTCAATATTTTTCATAACAGTAATAATATTATTTTAATCGTTAAAACCAAATTGATTATCTTTATCGAATTGAACTTCTTCTTCTGTATTACCATTATCAAATTCAGCATTATTATCTAAATCAGTATGAACTAATTCAGAATCCATAGTAATAGTAGAAGCATCAATTTTATCTTTAGGTGGAATATAAGTTATCATAAAGACTGTTTTAGTTCCCCCGTAAAGGAACAAGACTATCATCAAATTGGCAATGAAACATATTATGGACAAGACAATCTTATCCTCTACGGGGGGTCAGAAACAACTATAATATCTTATTTGGCAGAACCGTCTTTATCGGCAGAATCGGCAGCATTGTTAAGTCTGCTAACATCAATATCGTTATTATTACAAAACTCATTGATATTTTCGGCAGAAGCATTAGCAAAGTCAGTAAAAGCAGAAACAAGAGCTTTAATAAAGAACAATTCTGAATATCTATATTCAGTAGCAAGACCGTTTTCTTTAACTTGAAATTTAGTCCAAATAAAATTAACATAAGCCTTACTATCTTTCTTAAGAATACCAGCTTCTTTAAGATGACTGATAATATTAAGAGCAGTAAATCTACGAATACCAGCGTTAAACATAACAATGGCAATTACTTCAAAATTTGCTTTAGGAACACCAGGAATACTGGGAATAATTTCTTTCTTACTTGTGTTCTTAACAGCACCATCAGCAGTAGCAGTGGTAACATCGTTACCTTTCTTTGGATTAATCATAAAATTAAGAGTTTAAAAATTAGTAATAAAATTAAGAATATTATGTCTTGAATAAGACGTAGCAAATATAATAGTATTATCAATATCAACAAGCATTATATATAAATAATTTATAAATAAAATAATCGAGATGATAATGATAATAATGATGAGGCTAAAGCAAATTGTATTTGTCAGTAGAATTAACATTAATGCAAGTAGAAGTAATATAAATTCTACTAATAATGCTGATTTAGACAAAATTAGTTTTTGATAAGATGATAATCTTCATGATTAAAATCATGACAATAAACATTATCATTACAATAATGATTATGAAGACAATCATCTTAATAATATCGTTTAAGATAGTCTTGATATTCTTGATAATAAAGATGGAAATGGTTTTGCAAACGCTTTTGCTAATGATTTTGGTCAAACTGATGCAGCTAATCTTGATAAAGCTGATAATAATCAGATTAAAAACGCTAAAGCTAAAGTTTTTGTTGCTGATATTGTTGACCGAAATAGTAAAAATCATTATGACCGTTAAAATAATGCTCGAAAGAGAAGAAAAGAAAGAAAAGAATGAACTCTTATTAATGATGTTGATAAGAGTAATGATGATGACGGTTATAATGATGAGGCGGAAAATGGTAAGGCGAAAGATTTAGGAAATCTTGTTGCTAATGCTAATAGAAGAGATGATAATGAAAGACTTAATGATAATTAGAATAAAGGTTGTAGGAATAATTAGGAAGTAGAGTTTTGTAGAATGGAAATAATGATGATTGTAGAAATGGAAGTAGGGATGGAAGTAGGGATGATGTAGATGATGTAGGTGGTGAGACTCCTCTTCATTCTCATCCTCTTCGTCTTTCTAATCTTCTTGCTAAACATCATACTGTTCATCATGCTCAATACTTCTCCTACTGATTATTTCGTTCACGTCTAATAGCAACGCCAGAGGGCTATCGAAGTTCATTTTGAGTAATAGCAGCAGCTCTATTAATTTCCTCTTTAGTCAATATATTATCATAAATATTATTCCTAAAATACTCATCAATATTATCAACAAAATCATCAAGTGTAGTATTTCTTAAATTTATCTTATTATACTTATTAACAGGAGCATATTTACCGTTATACAATTTATTATATATTTCAATAAACTGATTAAAATTACCAAAGAACATAGCATTATGATTAATAACATAAGTATTATTATCAATATCAATAGAAGCAATAAGATTATATCTACGAAGATTAACAATACATTCAGTATAAAGACGTAAACTCATTGGTATTTCTTTATTAACTTCGGCATAAGTAAGATGAATAATATTACTATTCCATTGAAGTTTGCGAAGAACAATAAGAGCAATAGCTTTTTCTTTAGAATTACACTTCATCATAATGTGATGAAAAGGAAGAAGAACTTGAGCAAAATAACGATTTGCATTAGTTTTATGTTCAATAATAGTATGACCATTATCAGAATCATCTACAAGAAGTCTATCAACAGTTTTAGTTTTAATAGTACATTCAAATATAGTAGGATATATTTCTTCAATAGATTTATTAATAACATCAGCTTGCTGCTTACTAACATTATCAGATACTTGTTTATAAACTTTAGTAGTCTTAATAGTTTTAGTTTTAAAATTTAATACAGGCATATATGTATAGTTTTAATTGATTTGCCGACAAATATATACAAAATATACACAAAAACAATAAGTTTACGTCTATACGTGCATAGTTTTATAGTCATATCGGCAAAAGTATGCAGAAAATCATGTATAGTTTGTTTTGATAAGTATTAGTAAATCAAAGAGTTAGAGTTTTGTCAGTAGATTCTTTTATAGATATATAATATTATATACTCCATGTCTGGCAAAAACATTACGAGCAACATTAACAGCATCATTAAAATAAAAAGTCTTATCATATTTATTATAATCAACTTCACGAAGAAGTCTTATCATACTGATTACAACCGTTTCCGAAATATTTAACAGCTGATGAATGAGCAATGCCACAAGGATTGCGTTCTTCGGCTCATCAATCAAGACGAGCACGAAGAACGCGAATAACCCAAATATATAAACAAATTGCACTAATTACAATACCCTCGCCAATAATACAATAAAGAGGATTATTTTGGTAGTTCAATAAAAAGAACATTATTCCTATTGCTATTGTACAACCGATTGCAAATGTAAGCACGATAATTAAAGACAAGATAAATATAAATTTCATAATTAATAAGATTATGAGGGCGAGTATTACGCCCGCCCTCGGTTAAACATTAAAATGGTGCATCTTCCGCATTAAGATCTGCAGAAGCGAGAAGATTTTTGCGCTGTATTGCTGCTAACTTTTGCGCTCTGATTTGCTCCATGAGCATACGACGGTTTTCTACTGCTGCGGCTCTGTATTCTTCCAATAATAGCACGTCTTTAGGTTCAAATACATTTACAACATGATATACATATCTATCGTAATCTTTTACATTATAATCGTGAGCATTACGAGTAAATGGATTTGTACCAACAACACCAGCCGCAACAAATTCGCCAATGATTTCAATTTGCATACCACAGAAAAAGCCCTCTGCCATTCCAACAGCTACGGCATTATCTACCATACCAACAAAACGACTATAAAAACTATGTCTACGCATGAGTTGGGAAAGTTGATAATAACTTACTTGAATAGCTTGAGTAATACCCATTTCATGCCCACCGTCGGCAGTTTTAACAGCAGCTTTAACACCTTTGTCAATCAAAAGTGTAAACACATTGTATGGTTGTCCTGTACTGCCTTGGCGCTCTTCAATAGTCAATCCTTGAATAGTAACAACCTGTACAAAATTGTTCGGATTAGTTTTTAATGCTTTAATAACAGCGTCACGACCTTGAACAGTAGAAGCATTTGCAACTTCATTAACTACTTCATTTGTCTTTGTTTCTTCTGCAACCTTTGTTGCTTGTTCTTTTTTGTTCATAATTAGATAAATTTAGATTTGTTCCACTTGAAAAAACGCCAAACGAAGCGGGAACATTAACACCGCTTGACGCGACATTACAATTTTCGAGAATGTCGAGATATTTAAATGCTGATGAACGAGAAGCATAGCTTAGGAAACATTCTCAAATTTTTGAAGATTGTTATCATGAATAATATAGTTTTGTAGAAAACATGACGGGGGTGTCAAGACAAGCAGCAGCACCGGGGGTATTTACTACAATAGGTACGCCATCACAGTTTTGTTTATAAGATTTATAATGTACATTCTCTCTATTATCATCAATAAAACTAAAATAAAATATCTATTTTCATTTTCATTTTCATTATTATTATTACTATCGTTATTACTATCATTATTACAATCGTTATCATTATCTTGATTAAAATTATTTATTTTTATTATTACCATCATATTAACTTTCAGCGTTACCGCCTATCTATTTTCGACTACATAATATATCATTAACTATTTCTTTTCGATTATTATCAACACTACAATCAATTTCTTTATTGTCAGCATAATGTTTATTATCATTATTTTCATTTATAATAAAACAAAGAAAACAACCTCATCAAAACTGGCATTATAATCATATCGAAAATCAATATCTTCTATTGTTAACAACAGCCTCATCAGGATCATCAAAACGAGTTCTATCAAGAGCAGCAGTATAATCAAGAATAAAATCTCCAGCAAGAGCAGCAGTATGAGCATCAAGATGAAGAAGAGTAAGAGCAGCAGTATAACGTAGGCTATCAAGAGAATGGTGTGTATAATATAGTATTATATTATATAATATAATATAATATATTATATATAATATAATATATTATATATAATATAATATATTATATATAATATAATATATTATATAT